TGCCTGTTTTTGTGCGCTTAAAACCATCTTCTGGCCTTCCCGCTCTCGTCGCCCACCCATGCGCGAACCACACGGCGGGCCTTCCCGTCTACGCCGATCCACAGCTTTTTGCCACGGCGGGCCTTGTTGTCGACCCCAACCCATAACTTCATGACCTGAACTTCAAGATTTGCGCCAGCCACATAGTCGCTGGAGGTAAATCCGATGTCATCCTGCGCTCGGACGCGGGCCATAAAGAACTCGGCATTGCTCGGGACAGTGATTTCCTTTTGTGTATCAGTGGTGGCGTTCCCCGCCGAAACCCAAGACTTGCCACCATCGGTGGAGTATTGGTAGAGGTAGGAGATAACTCCAGCGGTGTCGCTTGTTGTAGGCGCATATGTGGCTTTGTTGCTTCCGTTTGCCACTGCGACAAATTTTTCATCACCATATGCAACACTGATCCATGTTGCAGTATCAGGAAGTGCCGTTTCAGTCCAATTGATTCCATCAACGCTGTAAGCGGATTTGCTGCTATTAGCACCTGCCACAGCCACAAATCTTCCGTCTCCGTAGGTAACGTCTGTCAGGCGTATAGATGATGGAAGCTCTATGGCCGTCCAGTTTACGCCGTCTGCGCTGTAGGCGGCTTTGTCGCTGCCGTGTGCCGCTGCCACAAATTTTCCATTCCCATAGGTTATGCCGCTCCAATACGCGGATAATGGAAGTGTCGCCGATGTCCAGTTAATGCCGTCCGTGCTATAAGCGGCTTTGTCGCTATTGTCAGAAACTGCTACAAATTTGCCATTACCATAGGTAACACTGTGCCAGTATGCAGTCTCTGGAAGTGTTTTCTCTGTCCAGTTTACACCATCATCACTATAGGCTGCTTTGTCGCTGTTGCGCGCTACTGCTACAAATCTTCCGTTTCCGAATGTGATGCTGTTCCAATACGCAGTGCTGGGAAGCGTTGCATCTGACCAGTTTACGCCGTCTGCACTGAAGGCGGCTTTATTACTGTTGCTTCCTATCGCAATAAATTTGCCATCTCCATATGTAACATCTTGGAGAGAGAAATTGAAAGGAAGCGTTGCCGATGTCCAGCTAATGCCGTCCGCGCTATAAGCGGCTATCTCGTTGGAAGCTCCCGCAACAAATCTTCCATTGCCATATGCGACGCTGTTCCAGTATGAATTCGATGGCATTACGGTCTGTTTCCAAGAAAGCCCAACTTCTTTCCCTGATTGCGGCTCAACGCTTACCGTCACTACCTCTCCCCGCTCCGGCTTGTCGGTGTTATACGTGACGCTCAGCGGGTCGATAGTGTCGGAATCCTTGTAGACGTACCATGCATTTCCAGACACGCCGTTGTCTGGGTAGGCGTTTCTGTCAGCACTGGACACAATCCCAGTTTTTTCCGTTCCTTGAATCGGGACGCTTTCAACAGTGTATTTTGCAAACTTACACGGTGTTGGGCTTGCGCTGCCATAAGCACTTTTTTTGACAGCCATAAGCGTATACTGGAAATAAGGAGAACTTCCGGTTCCGTTTAGGCCAAACCATTGCAGCGGTTCCGAGTATTCATCCTGATATTTGTTGTAATACATCGTAGCGCTACGTGCCGTTGCCGTTTCGACATCAGAGGATTGTATAATTAGACATTTATTTACATCTGCATCGACGCGAAAAAAGCTCCTCTGCCATATTGGGGAAATCAGCTCATATGCGCCGTCAAACTCATACTCGCTCGACATAGCGCCTGAGTAGTTCAAAGACGTGTTGACTGTTATCTTATCTGAATAAACAAGCTCATGCCTTTCTCTCCGCTCTGTCGCTACACTGTAAACATCCCAAACATACCTGGTAGACACCCTATTGCCCCCTACTCGTACTTGACGTAAATGGTGCCTGTGGTTAGCGCCGATCCCTCCGCCAAATCCGCAGTGCCGTAAGTAATCAGCTTTTCGGCGGACGCCGCTTTCCCGGCCAGCGTGGCAAACATATCATTTGGCGTGGCCTCCGGGCCAAGCCCCGCCAACGCCGCCGTTGCGTCGGTCAGCAGATTCGCCTTGTCCAGCGGCGTGCCCTGCTGCGCCCATCCGTCCGGGTTGATATCGTCGAAGTCAACGGGAAGGGCGCCCGCCACAAGGGCGGCGGCAAAATCCTCATAGGTCGGGTAGAGCGACATAAACCCGCTTACCGATTTGAGATACCGGGAATTGCCCGTTCCAAGCGCGATTGCGTCCTGCATTTAAACACCTCCTGCTTGAAATTCGCCGGAATATACCCGGCTTGTTTTGATGGAATCCGCCGCCCAGCCGATACGGGCAAGGATCCGCTCGATGTCGTTGGCTTCCTGATACGTGAAATGCTCCATGTCCGGCGGTACCTCCGGGAGATCCGGGATGCCGGGGAACACGTTGCGGACAGCTTGTACACGGTCAAGGAACTCAACTGTATCCGGTCCGGTCGGGATATCCTCCCGTGTCCATATGCGCGGTGTGGTTGGCATGGGTGGTCACTCCTTTCATGCTGTGTATGCCACTTTGTTGCTATTGTATCCAACAACAACAAACCTTCCGTTTCCATAGGCTATTCCGCGCCAATCAGCGGTTGATGGGAGCGGCGCTTGCCGCCAAGATGTCCCGTCATCCCCATAAAAAGTTTTGTTACTACTGCCGTTAGCAACTGCAACAAACTTTCCATCCCCAAAAGCTATGAATCTGCAATTTGTGGATGACGGGATTGAAGTGCCGGAAACCCAAGTTGCATTATCAGTACATCGCGCTGTAACTCCATTGTACGCAGAAACGGCAACATATACTTCATCTCCATATGCCACATCATACCAGTAAGCGCTTAAAGGAAGCGTAGAAGCAACCCAACTATTTCCGCTAAAACTGTAAGCTGCTTTATTTGTCACTGACGAACTGTGTTGGTACGCAAAAGAAACGAATTTGTTTTTCCCTCCAGCAACACACCGCCAATCAGAGGAAGAAGGAAGAGATACAGCGTTCCATTTTATTCCGTCTGTGCTATACGCTGCTTTATTTGTATAGCCACTTGCAACAGCAACAAACGTCCCACTTGTTTGCGTTCCGCTCATAAACGCCACGCTAATCCAATGCGCAGAGGACGGCATTGATGTTTGTGTCCAATTTATTCCATCTGTGCTATATGCGGCATAAGAACTCCCGGCGGATCGTCCAGCAATCGCAACAAACTTTCCATTCCCATAGGCTACACTGTTCCAGTAAGAAGACACTGGAAGTGTCATTTTCACCCATGTAATTCCATCTGTGCTGTAAGCGCCATTATTGCTGTTATACGCAATCGCAACAAACTTTCTGTCTCCATAGGCTACATCGCTCCAATTCGCTGCAGCCGGGAGCGTTGATGCGGCCCATGTAAGCGCATTCACCTTAAATGTGGCAGAAAAATTCTTGTCAGCAGTCACGGTAAAAGTATAGTTTGCGTCTGTGCTTACTATTTGACCATTCTCCTGCCAGCCCGTAAATTTGTACCCGTCCGCCGGTTCGGCTGTGATTGTGGCAGTATCTCCTTCCTTGTACTGCCCCGCTCCAGTAACGGTTCCGCTCCCGGCGGGGTCTATGGTGGCGGTGATGGTGTACACAGGGATTTCCTCAAACACCGCGGTCAAGGTGCAATCACTATCAACGGTAAAGGTGTAGCTCTTATCCGTACTCACCCGCTCCCCATTCTCCATCCAGGATACGAACCGATAATCATCACCCGGCGCAGCTGTGACAGTAATCTGCTCCCTCTCGCGATATCTCCCGCCGCCCTGGGCCGTTCCCCCGCCGTCCGGCTCTGCCAGCAGGGTGACAATGTATACTCTGACGAACACAGCGGTAAGCTCCCTGTCCGCCGATGCCGCGAAGCTGTATACATCATCCTCGCTGACAATGGAGCCATTCTCCTGCCACCCGGCAAACTCGTATCCGTCCGCCGCCACCGCAGATACCGTGACGGCCTGTCCGTCCAAGTACATCCCGCTCCCGTCCACCGTGCCGCCGTCATTGTCGCTTGCAGCTACGGAAATGACATGGGTTTTCGTCATAACCGCCACCAAATCCCGGTCACGGTCAAGTGTAAAGGTGTATTCCGGGCCATCCGCCGCCGTGCCGCCGTTTTCCATCCACCGGGTGAACGCATAACCGTCTCCCACTTCTGCCGCAACTGTAACCTCGGTGTCGATGTCGTATACGCCGCCGCCCGTGGCCTCGCCGCTGCCCGCCGGGTCAACCCCGACATCAACCCGGAATTGCTTCAGCGCGAATACGGCGGTCAGATTCCGGGAGCGCTCCGCAGTGAAGGTGTACACCAAATCGGCACTGACCATTTCCCCGGCCTCAAACCACCCGGTGAAATCATACTTCTCCCCGGCCTGCGCAGATACGGTCACGGTATCCCCCTCAAAGAAGACGCCGCTGCCGGACGCGATACCGCCGCCGTCCGGTTCAACGCCGACACGGATGTTATAGGCCGGGACAACACCCTCGACCGCAACGGTGTATCCCATGCCAGCAAGCACCCCCGTCAGGTATGCAACCGCTTCATTCACCCGGTTCATGTCGTTGAACCCATACGCCCCGCGCGGCCCAGCCGCCCATTCGGCCCATTCCTCCGGCGTCCCGCGCCATCGGCCCGCCCGCGCGTCCCACAGGGAATTAAGGTATTTGGCCCGGTCTACATCCGCCTGGGCGCGGTCTGTTATCAGGGTGTCCATGATATTGTCCATTCTCACATCTCCCCCGCCATAAATTCACCGGAGAACCGGGTTTCCGCGTCGCCCACGGCCTTGACATCGGTGCCCACAACCTCGCAGTCCGCCGCCGCTATACCGCTCAGCACAATCTGCATTGACGCGATATAGCCGTTCATGACGGTGCCCCATGGGGTCGGCGCGGCGATATGGTCCCCCGGCTTCTCCCCGTCCATGACAATCCTGACGTTTTGGGTGTCCCGCATGGTATAGTAGTTATACAGGTGTTGGGTTATCGCCGCCACATTTTCTGGGTTCACCAACGTTGCGTCCTTCACCTCGACCACGTTCTGCTTGTCGCTGGCCGTGGCGTTCGGATTAGAAATGGTGGTGGTCGTTGTGCTGTGGCAGTAGGCCACCCCGTCCACCTCTACGGTGTCGCTCCCTTCACCCGTAGCGCTGTAGGTGTGGGCCACCACCTGGACGGCGGTGACGATAGCGGATTTGTCCACCGAGCCGCCGGTGTACACCCGTCCCTGCGGGATTTTCCGTGGGCTGGCCTCCCTGTCCCGGTACACCCGGACGGCCTCACTCCCGCTGGTGTCCACCATAGCGCCCAACGCAAAGGCAACCTGCTGGAGGGCTTGCCGCCGGGAGCCGTCCTTGAGATATCCCGTTATGGCGGCGGCGCTCAGTACCGCGTCCAGCTCCAAGTCAAAGTATCCGCCCAAGATATCCTCTAAAAGCTCCCGTACGGAGGCATTGATAAGCATCCGCGCCGGGTACGGTTCATCATCCAGAACACCGATTGCGTCTTTGCAGGATATATCGTACAGCCCAGCCCCGCGCCGCTTGGAATCATCAATGTAGAACACGCCAATCAGGGTTTCACCATCGTAGGCAAACACCGGCTGCTTAAACTGGAACATATACTCCACGTTGTGCTGGCTGTCCAGGGTGAAATCCAGCGTATTGATTGCTACCTGGTCTGAGATAATGCTTACCTCCTGGACGGCCTTGACGTTGCGCAATTCCTCCCTGTAGAAGGTTCTGGACACGCCAAACATAATCTTAGACAGCTTGGCATAGCGGTATGGGACGCTGGTGGCGTTCAGCCGGATGACAATCTTGTCGTACGCCTCGGCGGTGTGCGCGCAGAAATATTCCACCGCGTCCGGCTGGTAGGAACCCTCGTAGAGCTTCGCCGTCCCCTGGAACCACTGGATGGTCACACTGGAGCAGTATTCCCCGCTGCCGGGGTCGAAGGTGAGGAACAGGCCGGGGGATGTGTACCGCCTGTCGAACTCAATCACAATTTCGGGCGGGTTCTCAAACCGCGCGTCCGGGCCGCTCATAGACGCGGACCAAAATCCGATGGACTGCTCGTCCAGTATCTCCCGGGAACCGTCCAGGAGCCAGCTCCCTGCCCCCAGGGCGGCGATAGGGCAACCCTGGGAACCGAAGGGGAGCAAGGATACATCTGCAAAGGACGCGGCGTCCTGGGTGCTTACTGCGGCGTCATCGTCCGCCCCGGCGGCAATGTCCTGGTATACGATGCGTACGCTCACGCGGGCCTCCTTTGTGGATTCATGGCGACGAAGTTTATGGAGAGGTTGTCCCAACGGTTTACGCCCTCCGATGCGTCGAAAAGCTCATCATCACCATTGGATACATACGCCTGGAAAGATAGCTCGCCGCGCCCGTAGGGGAATGTTACATCGTGGCTATTAACCGGGGCGGACAAAACTTCATAGAGCGCATCGTATTCTTTTGGGTCGCTGTCTGACGGGTCAATTTCCAGAGAATAATTGTAGTATGTACCAATAACATCTCTCTGCATGGATCCATCCATCGTGCGCCCCGCATTTTCTCCATCAAGGACAGAGAAGGATCGTTTGACAGAGAGCACATGAATGTTTTTATATTGGATACCATCTACTGTAAACACAAATTTTTTCATCCACGCACCTCCGTAAGCCTTACGCCCACACGGCCAGCCTCCGCGCTGTAGGTTCCATAAACCAGCTTTGCAAAAATAGTCTTATCCACAGAAAGCTCTTTCCCTTCTCTGATGGCAGATAGGATAGCTTGGAGCACACCAATCATAGCCGCATTCTCATCTCGAACAATCTGACGGAACAAGCCTTCCGGCCCCTCCAAGTTGTTCCCGCTGCGCTGGTCGCCCAGCACCGCCAGAAACTCCCGGTTGGGCGGAATGACCGCGCCTTGAGCAAGTGCTGGTATGCGGTATCCGGAGATATCTGGCATACTCGCGGCAGATACGCTTCTTCCGCCCGTTCCCGCCATTGCCCCCGTTGCCGCGCCCTGGACAGATCTCTTCGCGCCATTAAACGCATCGCCAAGCCATTTGGCCGCGTTAGATGCCCACGAAGTGACAGAATTCCAGACACTTTTTAGGCCGCTCCAAATTCCGTCCATAACGTTAGAGCCGATTGATTTCCAGTCGTGGTTTTTCAAACCCCCCATTTTTTCTATAATGCTTTCCTTTATGTTCGTGAATTTTTCCTGTGCTGTTGTCTTAACCTTCTCCCACGTATCGGACAGGGATGACTTGATTGCGTCCCATTTAGAAGATGTTTCCGTTTTTGTGTTCTCCCAAATTTCGGAAATTTTTGATTTCACTTCATCGAATTTAGCCCCGGCCTTTTCTTTGATTTCAGACCATTTTTGCCCGAGTGCGTCTTTAATTTCCGACCACTTTTCTGAGGCGTTTTGCTTCATTTCATCCCATTTATCTGTCAGCTGCTTTTTCAAGGCACCTAATTTTTCCCCAAAGAAATCTGTGATAGTGTGCCAGATTCCGGAAATTCCAAGCCCAAGACCTTCAATCAAATTCTTTCCGTACCCTTCAAAAACGGTAGACGGAGAGTGGATGCCAAACAGGCTCATTACCCCTCCCAGCAGTTTGTCAACGAAGGTGCGTTTTAGCCATCCGATGATGCCGCCACCAGCGAGGAACTCATTCAGCATACCCTTTGCGATGCCTTTTACAATATTTAGGCCGATATCAAGCGCGCCAGACAGGTCAATGACCTTCATCTTGGCATTCATAATTTCGCCCAAGAGTGTACCCCATTTCGTCAGCAAGGTATCCCAGTCAATCTTTTGCAAGCAGTTGGCTACGGCCTCGCCTACCGCATCCCAGTCAATCTGGTCCATCAGTTCAATCAGGAAATCCAATGCCGCTTCAATGCCATCGCTGATGGTCTGACCAAGTTCTTCCCAATTCACATCCTCAACAAATTTGTTGATTTTGTCCGCGATATCATCCGCGATGGCCCGCAGCTTTTCCGGGGTCATCTCGTCAAGTATGCCGCGCAAAAACGCTATGGCGGAATTAATTCCATTTGCCAACGCCTGCGCCAGCCCGCCGAAAATTTCCCCCCATTGCAGGTTGATGAGGAAGTTTCCGATGGCGCTTCCGATCTCATAGAACAGCTCCGGGTTGAGCAGCCCCGCCACAAATTGGAACGCCGCCGCGATTCCGTCCCCTATGGACTGTGCCAGCTTGTCCCATTCCACCTTATCCCGGAAAAATTCAATCAGCGCCTGGACGATCTCTCCGGCAATACGATCCAGCTCTGGAACAATGCGATCCAAAAATCCGGAAATGCCCGCCACCGCCGCCATAAGCCCAGCCGCGATGGCCGATGTGACGCTGGACAGCATACCATACCAATCCAGATTTACCAGGAATGTGGCGATTTGCCACCCAATATCCCTCCACGGAACGCGCTCGATGGTATTCTTCATTTCCGTGAAGAAGCCAATCACAATGTTGCTTGCGGACTGGGCCAGCAGAGGCATATTAAGCCCCATCAAGAACCCCGCCAGCGTTTCCAGTCCGATTTTGAATCCAGACCACAGCAGCCGCCCAAATTCGTACCAATCAACCTCGGATGCCAGTCCATTCACCAGCCCCGCCAGTGATTCGCCGAGATTGATCCAGTCAAATGTGTACAGGAAGCTCGTCAGGAAATTGAGCGCCAAATTCAGTCCAGCGCCAAGAGCCTGCCCCAGCTGATACCAGTTAATTTGATTGACCAAATAATTGAGCGCGTCCGCCAGATCATGCCCCAGCTGTTTCACCTTGTCCAGGATGCCGGGAAACGTGAACATATCATAGAGCTTTTTGGTGAAGTCGTTTAGCCAGTCCGCAAAATTCTTAAACGCCTCTTTCAGCTTTGGGATCCCAGCCAACAGCTTGTCCAGGAACGCGCTGAACGCCTCGCCCCAGCTGTCGAAGGGCATATCCTCGTATTCCCAGTCAAACAGCGGACCAGTGTCTACGTCTACTCCGCCACCGCCACCGCCGCCGGCAGATTTATTCCCCTCCAGCTTATTGATCTCGTCAAACTCTGCCAGCTGGAGCGCCGCTTCCTCCGCCGCGTTGCCCGCCGCCGTTGTTGCCCCGGCCTGCTTATTTAGCGCGGAGGCATTTTGCTGGGCTTGTTTTGCGGTCTTTCCGAACAGGGCGGCTATAAATTGTGCGACAACCGCAATTGCTCTTGACAGGACGTTTATCAGTGTGGTTAAGGCGGGAACCACCACTTCATAAATGGGCTGAAATGCGGTGAGCAAAACGCCTTGCAGGCGGCGGAGGGATGTCGCAAACTGCGCATTAACCATCAGATACGCGCTCATCTGCTGACGAAGCATAGAAAGGCCCTTATAGATGACTGAAAAAACCAACGCGCTCTTAACTGTGCGCCCCAATTGCTTCAATGACTTCCCGATAGAACTGAACATCTTGGGGAACACATTCATGCGCTCGATTGCCACAAGTGCGCCGGACGCGGCAATTTGAAAAGCCTTAACAGCATACTTTCCGAATTTTTTTAAGACATTTACCCCATTTTTGAGAAATTCCGCAAAAGAAGTGGTCAGCTTTTTTGCTTCCTCGGCTATCTTGTCTGCGGCGGCTTTGAGCAGCGCGATTGCCGCAACCACCGCGATAACAGCGGGCCCCGCCGCCGCTGCGGACGCAGACAAGCCCTCCATACCCGCCGCTGCCCCGGCAAGCCCTTCCGCCGCCGCCGCACCTTCCGTTGCAATGGAACCGCTGCCGCCCAGTGTTTTGGATAACTTTCCGAGAATTGAAGTCATTTTTTGTGCCGCTTCAAATTTCCCGGATAGTCCATCGTCTCCCGTGCCGCTATCGGACAATCCGCTTTTGTACTTCTTTAGCTCCTTATTTATTTCTGAAATCCGGGAAACATTTTCGTCATATTCCTGGAACCCAAGGCCGATACCAGCCTGTTCCAGCTCTTTTTGTGTCTCCTTCAGTTCTTCCAGCTCCTGGCACAAATCGACAATGTGCTGGTTTGCCACCTCTGCGTCCTCCGCCATTCGGCGAAATACCGCGTCATCGCTGAGGCTTTTCTCATAGCTGTCTATCAGGCCGCTGACGCGCTCGATTTCCACAGAAAGGCTTTCATATTCTTTCTTTGCCCCAAACGCCATTCCGAGGTTTGCTTGCTTCCTGTTGAGATTATCAAGCTCATTCTCAAGCTCCCGGATGCGCTGCTCTGCTATCTCGGAGCCGCCCGCCAGCCTCCCCAAAGCGCCGCTTCTGGCAAGACTGTCCAAATCTTCCAGCATCGTGTTCAGGTGTGCGGTAACGCTGTCGATTTCGCTTTGAATCTCCCTGTACTCGTCCCGCGCGCCAAACGCAAGTCCCAGGCTGGATTTCCTGTCCTCAAGATCCGCCAGATCATCCCGTAGCCGTTCCACCCACTTCATGGTCTCCTGTGCGTGGTCTGCCATATCCTGGAACATTTCATCCGCAACCTTTGTCGCGGCGCTACCAGAAAGATCCACATCGGATACACTGGTTAGGTTTTTCTCATATTCCTTAATTTCCCGGTTTATTGCGGCTATCTTGGATGTAATTTCGTCAAATTCCCTGTGTCCAAGACCAATCCCAGATTTTTTCAGTTCGGCCAGCCTCTGTTTAAGCTGTGCAAGCTCTTGGCTCAAATCCGCGATATGCTGATCGGATATTTCAGCAGATTCTCTGCCCCCGGCAGACTTTTGAACCGTTTGAAGGCGTTCTGCGATTTTTACGATTTCGCCATACCGCTGCTTTGTCCACTCCAAAGAAACGTTGCCTTGATCAATATCTTCATCAATGGCCTTTATCTCCTTGTCGAGGTTTTGCATGGTTTTCCCCAGCTCTGCAATCCTCGCCTCGTCTTGTGCCGAAAAAATCGTGGTGTCAAAGCTGTTCTTTTTCTTGCTTAACGCGTCAAACTCTTTTTCCGCCGCCCGGAACCGCTCTTTCAGGACATCGCTCTTGGCCGTTTTCTCGGAAACTTCATCTTCCAGCTTGAAAACCTTCGTTTTCAGCCGCGCAAGCTCTTTTTCTGCGTCATTTATATTGAAGTCAACATCAATGACAACAGACCCATCAACATTAGAAGCCAAACCATCACCGCCTTTCATCAAAATCTAAGGCACAATGTGGATATTCACTACTCCAATCCGGCGGAGAGGTTTTGTTTCCGCCGGATTGGAGTAACGGCGGCTATACGCCGCCCCACTCCCTCAAAAGGGCTTGGTCTGTGTCGGTATACTGGTTTTTGAAGTCCACCAGATCCCGGTTTCGTCTATACCATTCCCGATCCTGCTTGTCGAGCGCTTTCCCTCGTGCTTTTCGGTCGCGGACGCGTATCACCTGGGCAAAGGTGCAGTCCCCGATTTCCTGATAGGCGGAAATAAATGTCCACCAATGAACCCCATAATCATCCGGCCCGGACCTTCGTCTGACTTCGGTGCCCAATACCCGATTCACCGGGGCTGCAATGATCGGAAAGTCTTGCTTCCAGTCCACAAGCCGGGGAGATTTCTGCCGGTGCTCATACTCCATTCCGCAATCAATGAACCAAAAACACTTTTCAAGCGCTTCCTCGAAATGCTCTTGCGGAATGGACTCAAAGTCTATGTACATGATGTACACCGCCGCAAGCGCTTTTTCTTGCTGGGAAAGCTCCGGGTCTGATAGGGCTTCGCATATGTCCAGCGCCGCCCTGTACCCGCTCCGTATGGCGTAAGAAGTCCCGCCTACCTCCAAACTCTCAGGAAGGTCATGATTTACTTCTTTTTCCATTTGTCGAGATACTTTTTCAGCCTCGGGTTTGTCGCTTTCTGCTCCCTGGCAAAGCCGGTATCAATCTCGTCCATAACGACAAGCATGAGATTGGCCCAGGCCGGAAGCCCGTCCGCCATCGCGTAGACGTTCATGTTCCCGAACACAGCATCGCACACAGGGTGTCCAAACGCCTCGTCGATCATGCTCCGCATCTCTGCGTCCCGCCTCCTGGCCACGTCAAAAATCTCCCGGTTATCGGCGATTCTCTCAATTTCCGCCTTGTGATCCTCTTGCTTTTTGTCCAGAGAATCGAACGTGTTAAAAAGCCGTTCAACAAACGCACTGTCCGTCGGATTAAACTCCACTTCCTCTTTTCTATTCAGTGAGTAGCTTACAAGGCCAGTTGCAAAGGAAAGTTCTTTCATCAGGACTCGACCTCCCCGGAAGCAGCAAAGGTTACGGATCCACCAGCACCCTTTGTTACAGTGCCGACGGTACGTTCGCCGCCGTATGTAACATCTACGGGCATACCGATATTGCCGCCGCCCTCACCGCCAAGCCCGGACGGTTTGACCATGCAGGAGCTGTACCGCTCCGCAAAGCTGCCGCCGGAACTGCCGCTGCTGGTGGTGTAGAAGTGCGCGATCATCATGTCCATATTGCATAGCGCCTGGGCGTTCTGTTCCACAATGGCCAGCTGATACACCTTCTGCTGCGCCGCGTCGCCGCCGTCCAAATCCCACGGGTCGAAGGTTTGGGTAATCGTCGGCTTCTTCATTTTCGGGTAGGTGTTGCCCAAGATGTCCTGAGAGTTTTCCTCCCCCCAGTCAAACTCCTCGGAGCTGTCCGTGGTCCGCTTACCCAACGGAGACCACACTGGGGACGAATCGGTTCCAGTGTTCAGATACGCGATCAAAAGTTCACGGGCAATCGTCTCGCCCTCCGGGACGTTAAATGTGAATGCCATTTATATCACCTCGTAAATAATTTTTATTGGGATCTGGTGATCCTCGTCCCCGTTTTCATACGGGGAGTAAAGCTCTGCTTGTGATGTTGGGGTAACCTCTGTAACTCGGATTCCATCTCCGAGATTTGGCTTGTTTTGAGCTGCCCAGTCTCCCAGGTTGTTCAAAAGTTCGTCTGCGCTTAAAACGCTATCCATTGATACGGGCTTAAACCGATAAATTACAGAAAACTGATACTCAGCTTGATACCCGCCTAAAATATAGAACTTGTTGATGAAAGCGGTGGTTATTCTGGAAAGTGCCATGCCTGGAACGTCTGCGGCGAGGTTGGACTCTGGAACGACAACGCCTTTTGAAATATCCGCTGGAAGATCGGGCCAGGAGCTGAGCCATATCAGAACATTTCTGTCAATTTTTGCACGTTCTGATTCTTGAACCCGTAAACGTCTTGTTTGTTTATTTGTCAAGATATTTATCCACCAGCTTTCCCGCTACGCGCTCCCACTTATCCATATTTTTCGCCTTTGACGCTTCCAGCCAATGGGACTGTGCATCTTTGTGTACCGATCTGCTGATTTTCAAGCGGCGGTTTGTCGGCCTGAGCCTCGCGCCCTTTCGAAATCTGATAACTTCCGAACCGTCCTTACTTACGATTCGCATAGGCCCTTTCCCGGTGGCTGCATCTACCATGACTTTTCCGTAGTACAGGTATCTTGCGTATGGGCCGGGGTAAACGACCTTGTTTTCGATAGCCTGCGAACGGTTCACAAGGGATTTTGTCATGGCTGGCACAAATGGCTCAGTGTCTTTTGCAATTTGTAAAGCCAGTCCGTGTGCCGCTTTTGGCCCAGCCTGCTCCAGTTTTTTGCAAAGAATATCGGAGAAATCCTCACTGATGCTGAACTTTAAATATCCCATTCAGACCGCCCCCACTTCCCAATGCTGAAGCCTGCCAAAATCCTTGGTGTCGATCTTGGTGATGTTGTACACATCATCGTTTCCGGCCTCAACCACATTTGCCACAAGCTCAGGCTTTGTGCCCTCTGGCGGCAGGACTTCACCCTTCACAAGAAAGGTATATCCATCGCCGGATGCGCCCTTTTTGCTGATTGCCAGCGTCCACATCTCACTTTTGTCCTCGGCCCGCCAAAACTCGATGGGCGGCGTGTATTTTTTTGGTTTCCCGGTCGACGCATCCACCGCCTCAACGTCGAAGGGAATATACAGGTTTACCGCGTCTGCCCCCTCATAGCCGCTCTCACGAACGTTAACGGCCTTTGAGGCATCCAGGAGCACACCACGCAGGAATGTGATGTGGTTAATCACGGTGTCCTTGTAACCGGCCCCCGGGATGACCTCCACGTTATAGAGGGCGATGGTGTGGGGGAACATACTCACCCGCAGCACCTCCCTCCCCGGTACAGCAGCCCGGTATTTGTCAGGTAGCGGCGGGCGGTGTCCAGCAGAACAGACCGTCCAGCCTCCGCCGCCTGGGCCGCTGATTGGGCGCTGTCGCCGCCAGAGCGGTAGGACCTGGACCAGGACCCTACCGTCTCGCTCTGGACCTCAGCGCCGTCCCCAGCGCCCGCCGCAAGGCTTTTATGCGCCAGGGCCTGGGCCGTCTCAATGGCCTGGTACTGTTCCGCCAGGGCACAGCAGCACATTTTGACGGGTTCCATACTGTCCCTTGCCCTACTCTGGGTGATGTAGTCGATGTACTGGCTTGCGTGGAGGGCCAGACGGGGGAAATCTGCTTCCCCTATGGTCTGCCCAAAGTATTCGTTGCGGTAGTAGTCGTAGTCGGCGTAGGTCATCAGAGCGCCCCCTCAATCGCCGCCAAAATCTCAGCCTTGTTCATGGCACTGCTCACCCCCTCCACCCCGGCAGACGCGGCGTAGTCAAGCAACTGCGCCTTCGTCATGTCGGAGAGGTCTGGGGCAGGCTGTTCGTCAAGCAGTGCGGTTAAGGGTTTACGGACGCGCCAGACTCCGCAGGGGCGTACACCGCGAAGGGAGACCGCTTGCTCTCGTCGGGCTGGAAGGCGTTGATGGGGTTGGGAATCTCCCAGCCCAGACGCATGACGGCGCGGAGGGCCACCATGTCGTTCTGCATCAGGTTGTAGACGATCTCCTTTGTGTTGGGGTCCTGGACCACGCCCTGGTCGAAGATCTTGAACTCAATGTCTTGCCGAACGGCATACACCAGCTGGGAGAAGTCGCCCACAATCATCAGCGCCTTTTCAAAGTCAAACGCGCCGTTCATCGGGAAATCCAGCTGGAAGCCGTCCAGGGAATAGCGGGTGGGGCTTTGCATATCGCTCTTGAAAATGGGCTGGCCGGTGGTATCCGTCAGGCCGCGTAGCTTCGCCTTCATCCGTACCGCCGCCATCGCGCCGGTGGGCAGGAATCCGCTCTCCTCCACCTTTGCGATCACGCCGTCCTCGCCCATGATGTCGGTGAAGGTATCTCCAGTGGCGGCGACGATATTCCCGACCTCCTCCGCCGTCTCATACAGAGACTTGCGGAAGGACGCGGGCTTGTCCACGCCGAAGATGATGGTTTCATCAATCCGCTTTCCGAACGCCTGCTCCAGCAACGGACGGCTCTCACCCCAGATGTCGTAGTCGGAATCATCGAGAACCGCTTCCGGGATAGGGACGATAACAGCGATTTCCTCCGCTACGATCCGCTTCTTGTCCCAGGCGATGTTGGTGGTGTTCTTGAAGCCGGTGTCACCATTGACCCAATAAGCCACGGGCAGGGCGTCCAGCACGTTCATGTGCTGGGTCTTGCTGGTCATGTTGGGCAGACGCCGCCCCATGCTGAGCACAGCGGAGCGCTGAATCGCGCCCTGGATAATGCCCCTGGTTACCGGCTCAGGAATCAGGCCGGACAGGTTTTCCCTGGTAATCATGCTTGCTGTACCAGCAAAAAACTGGATACCGAACTTCATCTTTTTGTTTGTCAAATTATGTACCTCACTTTCTTGCGCCTCGGATGAGGCTGTTCATCATTTCGTTTTCGCTCGGGGACGGCTTTCCGCCGCCCAGAGGGGCGGACAAATCCACCTGCACCGTCCCTACGGGCGGATTGTCCTTCAAGAACTGCTCCGCCGCCTTTTCAAAGTCCGTGGCGTCAGTCACCAGCTTGCCGATCTTGAAGGCGTAGTAGTCCACGTCGTCGGCGGGCACGCCCTTGCCAAGCAGGAACTTTTCCCGCCGGTACTGCTCCAGTTCCGCCTGCGCGGCGGTCAGGGCGGTTTTGCTCTCGTCCCGTTCGCGGGTCAGCGTGTCCCAGCGCTCCTTCTCGGTCTGCTGGCTCTCCTTCCATACCCGAAAAGCGGTCAGCTCCTCCTCTCCGGGCATACCCTTCATGGCTTTGGCAATGCGCTTGCCAACAATGGAATCCAACTCCGCCTGAGTGAAGGTTTTCTCAGGGGCAGGCTCCGGCGCGGGGGCCGGGGTGAGGTTGTTCTCGTTTGTGATAGGTTCGCTCATATTATTTACCTCCGTTTTCGGGCCGTCGCCCCTGATTTAACGCCTCGCGGCAGGTTGTATAAAAACCGCGTTAGCGGGTTTTACCGAAAGAGAAAGAGCCATCATCCTCCGGGTGCTCCGAAAGGATAATGGCTCTTGGCTCAAAGGCTCTTGGCTCTCTGGTTGTTCATTTTTGTTGGGAATGCGTTTATCTCAAGATCATGCTTGCACGCCTTACAGCGGAAGGGCATATGCTCAATGCGGGTGTCCTCCCGCAGGGGGAAAAGGGCCTTGCCGCAGTGGGGGCAGTTATACCAGCGCCCTTGCTTTTTTGTGCTCACTTTTTCTCCTTCTTAGCTTCTTCTAAAAATTTCTTTGCCATAGTTGCCCTCATTCTGGCAAAATCCACTTCACCATCAAAGGTGCGCAATTCAGGCGCGTTTTCATCATATGGTTCCGCCGCCGCTAAATCGCGCTCAAGGCGCTTTTTGTCAGCCTCGGATAAATTCAATGCCATATTCCTTAGCCTCCTCCAAAAGCTTCTCAATAATGTCAATGTATTGCTTTATGTCAAATTTTTCTGCCGTTGCATTCAACTTTGGAGAAGCGTCATCCAGAGCTTTCCAAAATGAAAACCCATCATAGTCCTCTTTCTTGAATACTGCATAAAGTTTTCCTGTGTTCCCAACGGCGGTCATCCCATACATTTTATCATTCGCCAAAAACGATGTTAAATCAGTATAGCTGAATGTCTCTCCGCTTGGGTGGTTGTGCACGAAAATATGCGGCTCATGACAGCGCGGCATAACGATCTGCTGTTCCGCCGCATCTCCGACCTTGCGCTCGATCAACCGTAAATCCGGCGAGTAGATCGCCCCAGCCTCTGTGCCGACCGGCCTGTCCTGCACAGACCGCAGCAGTTCCCGGTGGGCCTCCTGCAAACGCTCCGCCTGCTCCACGCTCCAGCCCTCCGGCTGAATTTGCGGAACGCGCCGTATCGCTTCCTCTGTAACAGGAATCCCGTGATAGTTTATATCTTTAAGTATACCAGATTCTGCGCGTTTTTCAAGCAATTCCGCCGCCTTTTTCGTGGACGCATCATCCACATAGGAGACTTTCATCCTCTCCCGCTGCTCCGGCAGGCCCGCCGCCTTGCTGAATGCCCGGTACTTCTCGTTCAGGCGGCGCAGGCGGATGTTGGCGGCGGTGGCCTTATCGTCCAGCCCTGCGGCCTCGTACGCGGTCTTTAGGCGGCGCTGCTTACGGATGGTGCGTTCTATCATGCGCTGCTTTTGCGTGGCCTCGTAGGCCGTGTATGTTCGGCCCTCGAAGGTGATGGGCGGCGGGTCAATATTTGCAAGCTCCTGATCAGTGTAGGTGCGTTCAGAAATTCCTTCTATATACGGATAAAAATTGTGCCGGCAATTCCATCCGCAAAGGCCCTCGCCCGTTCCATATCCTGTCGTTCTTACAAAATCAGGATAGTTCCCCTTAGAGACTCGAGGCTTCTCGCTCCAACGGAAAACCCGCCCCTGCCAGCTTTTGTGATTGGCAGGGCCCGTTCCTGTGTCTCGTGCCCCAGTGTGTGCAGTGGTTTCCACAAGGTCAGTTTCCAGGTAATCAACGGATTGTTCCCTATATTTGGCGCTAAGCTGCACTACCCCTGTTTGAATTGCTCTCCGCACAGCAACGTCCAGATGATCAATGTGACCGCTTTCATAGGCCACGCGGTTTTTCAGCGGATTTCCATTCTTGTCATAGGCTACGCAAAGTCCGCTGTCGGCCAGCTGCTTCACGGCCTCGGCGATGGCCTGATTGTAGCTGATTGCCCCGGACTGTATCTGCATGATGGCGGAATCAAGGCAGTGCTCATACGCTTTTGCCGGAGGAAGAAGGGTTAGCCGCCCACCCTTCACCACAAGAAAGCCCATAGACCCGGTTATGTTCCTATAGGCCCCCCAGGTCTGCCGCCTGATAGCCGCAATGTCTGATTCGTCCACCATCCGCTCCGGCGCGGTCACCCGGGCCAAGTCCACCATTTCGACGTAGTATTGCCGGTTGCGCTCCACCACGTCATCCAGGAGCTTGTCCAGCTTATCGGCCCCGGTGCCCGTGGCCTGGGAGATGGCCCGCTTGATTTCCTCCAGTTCAATGCCGTGGGAGCGCAGGGCCTTGATATCGTCCACCGTGACTTCGTTCAGCCCTCCCGCAATTTTGAACCTCGAGCAGATTTCCTCGAGGAGCTTCAGTTCCAGGCCGCGGAACAGCTCGGCCAATTCTTCGGGAAGGGCGTCGAGTAATTCAGGTGTAAAGGGGTATTTCATCGTTCACCGCCAAAAAATCCCCGCCACCTCACATCGAGATAGCTGGGATGGGATATTTAACTGCAAAACTGCATCTGCCGGTTGGTCTGCCGGATAATCATCGACATATTGGTGCTGGGCCTCCAGCGCTGGATGTACTCCACAGCCTCACCAAAACGCTTGCGGGGGATGTTGTTGCGGCTGTTCACCCGGAACCAGTTCTGAATGTCCCGGTTGCACTCGCTGTATGTCCTGCCCCGAACATTCTTATCATGATAGGCCGTGGAATCCGCGCCGCCCAGCGCTTCGATGACCTCGGAGTTGACCTGAGAGGCAAGAGTGCGTTGCTGGCTGTAGTCGATGACCATGCTGTCCTCCAGGGCGGAAATTCGCTGCTCATGCTGTACGGTGCGGTTGTCCAGCATGAAGATAGCTTGCAGTTCCTTGGAGAATTTGGTGTATCCTCCTGCGGTGGGCATGAACGCCGCCGCCAACACGTCCTTTGCTTTCAACTGGTACTCCATCAGCTTTGCCGCCAGTTCCGGGTTTTCCTGCTCCATTGTTGGCGTGATGCTGATTTTTGCCAGCCAGAGCGGTACGAAATCCAGTTTGAGGCAAAGAACCTCACGGTTTCCGTAACCGCTTTCGTTCAGGACGAAATTTCATCCCCCTTTAGTGAGAACCTTATCCTTCTGAATTTTCAGACGTTCGTTTTTGGTTTGTCCTTCGCTCAGCCCGATGCCCTCACACATCCAGCGGACACCCGCCCAGATAGTCCCGTCAGCGTCACGGGCCGCCATAAGTTCCGTTCCCATAAAGGGCACACGCTTGATTTCTAATTCGTTCATTTGTACAGCTCCTTTCAGCCTCCAGAGCCGCCCTTTTCCGGCTCAATTTTGATAAGTTCTTTTCTGTCGCGGATGATCTTGATCTCCCCATCTTTTCCAGGCTTTGCAGATACAGTGTCGCCATATTGGTTCATCACGCTCTCCATTGCCAGAATGTGTTCTTGGCGAAGCTCGTATTTGATTTTCGGTTTGCTCACCGAACGTCACCGCCCTTTGACTGGCCATTCAAAGCCAAAATCGGAACGCTTGATTTTGCACCGCGGTTCGCCGCCCTTCCAAAACACAATGCCCTCAATTTCGTGTTCCATAAGGTAATGCCTGATTCCATCAAAGGTTCTGAGAACACTAATTTTTTCATCTCCATGCGGGAGAAGTAAATCCGAAGTATAATTGTATGGGTTCCCCTGGAAGTGCGGCCCAACGGCCTCAAACGTACCATCTGAGAGTGGGCAAGTAGAATTCTCAAAAGCGGCAATAAACCATTTATCGGCATGGTTATCCCCGTCAACCTTTACCCAATGGGGCCAATGCCCCGTTACGGGGTCAGGCTCACAGCAGGGGATTGCGCCAGCAGGCGGTTTCTTGCCCTTCTTGGCGTCATACCGCTTGTAGGGTTCGCCGTTGATGATGGCGCAACAGGAACCATCAATCTTGACCGTTGCCACGCCCTCTCCAGCAAGAACCCATTCCATGCCGGGACACACCTTATCGCTGATGCCAACAATGCGGTGGTTTTCATACCTTCGTTCAAACAGGGTTGGAATTTTTTTCATCCAAAACTTACCTCCACGCCCAAAAACTTCACGTCTTCCAGCTTTACGCCGGTGAAGGAGTGAATGCACCTGTTTTCATCGTCATAAATGGAGATGTCATAGATATGCGCTCCGTTGAGCGGCGGACACTTGATCCGCTCCAGCTTCACCAGCTCCCCGGTGAAGCCGTTGTATGTTACTTGCATGGGGGCCTCCTTTCATTTTGTTTTTTGCTTTTTCTTGTCGATTTTATCCAACTCTTCAAGAATTTTCTCATTATTGGATATCACGCTATCTAAACTATTGCAATGATACTCAAAAACATTGGAGATTATAATTTTCAGTATGTTGGCCAAATGCGACTGGTTTATGAGTAGCCTTCTGATTATCTTATCCAATTCTCAATCCCCCCTCAATAATCCCCTTGTACTGCTGCACATGGGTCAAGCATTCCGCAATGAATCCCGCAGAATATCCAAATATTCTTGTGCGTGGTCAGCTACAGCGGGCTTAATGTCTCTGCTACATCCAGACTGGTAACTGCGGCGCGTTCTTCCTTTTGGAACTTTGCAATTTCTGCATTCAACATGATTTTCAATCATTTCGTTGATTTATAAAACCTAAATTTCACCAGCGAATTTTCGCTGATGAGTTTTTCCGCTATCTCGATATGAGGTTGTCAAGGTGCAAAGTTGTTGATTGCTCTACTCTATTTCGTCCTGTTCCTCGTCCGTCATATCCTCCATGCCGGGAAGGGATGCCTTTGCGGTATCCTCATCCTCGTTCATCCACTTGGCCCGGAATTCCCAGGCATTCATGATATCAGCGTTCAGCAGCTGCATATCGCGGGAAAAATCCTGTTGCTTGTCCTCGATTATGGAGTCATCAAAATCAACGGAAATCTCAACATCCTCATCCAGGCCCATATGGAGCACCGAATTCCCAAGCCGCAAAATGATCTGAGCCAGTTCCTTCAGCACATCGCGAAGAATAATTTCATGTTTCTTGATGGTGCGGAACATCGTGGAATTCTCGCTGATGACCTGAGTTGCTGTGGCGACACTGCCATTGTCGAAGCGGTAGTGGTTCTCCCCAAACCCACAGCGGCTGGAGAGCGCATTGAGCATATCCTGCAAGCCTGCGTTGTGCTCTGCTGTACGCAGGGCCATGTCAATGGGTTCAATCAGGTTTCCGTCTTTGATGTCCTCTGGGAATACGTAAAACGTCACGTCATGGGGGTCAAACACCGGTTTTCCACCAATGGTTTTTGTGGCCCCAGGCTGGATCATGATACGTTTTTTGCCAAGAACAAACTCATTTACATAGCTGTCATAGGCGATATCCACGCCTTTCATCTGGTCGATGGCGTTTGCAAATGCCGGGATGCCCATCGGAAGCGTATAATCATAGTTATTGGCAATGTTCAGCCGGTCAATAACAAACTGCCGCTCTGGAGAGCCTGTATATACAACCGGTGCAACTCTTTCAAATCGCGGAACGGTGCGAATACTGACTTCAGAAAGACCCCCATTATTATCGCGATACAGAGAATTTTCGATTATGTAATTCCCGTCATCACCAACTCTGTGCATCTGCAAATAGAGGTATTTCTCCCCTTTAACCACCACATTGCTGGTAAACGCACACTCATATACCTGTCCGTTCTCCCAAGACAGCGGGAAAATGTTCTGTGCTGTCACATAGTCGATTTTTATTGCCGTTCTGCCAATGCCAAGCAGTCGCCCGATCTTCCCGATGAAACCACCAAACTGTACGTTCGTCACACGGGGGACATAGGCCACAGTTCCAAGCCCTGCTTTCATCTCCTGCATTTCGTTTGCCTTGACCTCAAAGTTGTTGGCGCGGCAGACAGAATTGAAAAATTCCTGCTCCCGTTTGCCCTCTAAAGTGATTTTTACTTTTTCATTCAGCAGGAGATTCGCCCAGTCCTCCGCCACCTTCTTGCCCATACCCAGAGTGTATCGAGTGCATTGGACAGTCTGCTGTCCGTTAAACACCCGGTAATTGTGGAAATCCGGGACATTCCCATCATACCAGGACTTCCATGTGTCGATCCAGCCGTAAAACTCTGCGGGGACGGTGTCATAGCCCTTTTCTTTCAGTTTCTCCAGGATGTTCAATTCGGCGGCCCTCCTTACCAATTCACAGCATTGTTTACTGCTGAAATCTGCTGTTCTTGCGTCATGCGAGTATAAATTGCGGTTGTGGACACACTGGAATGACCCATCACGTCAGCAAGCAAAGAAAGGTTAGAATTTCTTTGCAAAAACTCAATAGCAAAAAGGTGCCGGAATGAATGCGGGTGCATTACTTTCTTGTCAATGTCGTGCCTTTCTGCAAGAGATTGTAGTGCTTCTGCTACTCCACGGCTGGTAAACTGCCCTCCATATCTGTTTCTGATGAGGTAGTCCGAACTTTCGAGGTCGCTGTAATGTTCCGCCGCTTCCTTGCGAAAAGAATCAGGAATATAAATCCGACGATTTTTCCCTTTCGTCCACATCTCTGCATAACCACGGTCAAAATCAGATTTTTTCAAGCGTATGTATTCACTTATCCGCGCCCCTGTCATAGCCAGCAGTTTTACGCCAAAATACCAGCGCCAATTTTTATCTTCCGCAAGGCCGGAAAGCAGTTTTTTATAATCTGCCTCCGATATGACATTGCTGACAGCAGACGCTTGATGGACGCGCATGGTTTTAACGCTGTCCGCGTTATTTCCCAGCATGGCACAATATGTGTTGTATGCGTTCAACCGAATGTTGATGGTTTTAGGGGACAAGCCGCGCTCTTGCATTTCCCTTTTCCAGGCAAGTGCATTCTTTTTTGAAATGTCTGCGTGAGATTCAAAAAACTGCTTCATAGATGTTGTGTAAGCGGCAATCGTGTTTTGCGAGAGTTCTTTTCCTTCCAGAAACGCCGCAAACTCATTCAGCTTTTCTTCAACGCCTCTATCCTTGATGTTTCGTCTTTCGCCCACGGGTGGTCTTTCCCTCCCCTCTTTGAAAATCCGGGCCGCTCCATCAGTTCGCGGTAATGTTTTTCGCAAAGACGTTTCCCGTCAATAGCAGGAGAATCGCACCAATAGCACAAACCGCTTTCCATACGCAATTTATGGGGATTGCCCCGTGCCGCCCGTTCCGCTTTCTCTTTTTCGTGCCTTTTTCGCATTTTTATATAATGCTCCAAACACAGTTGCCCGTTTGTTGCGGATTTCCCGCACCTGGGGCAAAGTCCAGCTGCAATGCGGGCCTCTCGCTTTTCCTTGCGGCGCGCGTAATAGGTTCGTTCCCGGTCAAGGCTGCGGTACTTTATATTGTTCAGCGTGGATTTTTCCCGGCATTCAGGGCAGGTCTGGCCCCCTGGCCACGCTTCACGCCGCCCGCACACGGGGCAAACCCCGTGGTCGATATACCACTGTTGCAATTTATCTTTTCTTGCCATCTGCTTCAAGAATTTCCATAATCTGGCCGAGAATGCAATCCATTTCAGAAGTCAGCCTATCGCGTCTTTCTTGATACTGCCGAATCAGAACATCGGGCGGAAGAATTTCTTCTTTTTCTATTCCATCATGAATATACGACAAAACATCCAAATCGTAGTCATTGCCGGCCATTTCAGAAACAGAAACAACCCGCTCCAAATTATTATGAGCGAACTTCACATCGGTTGTTGCCCGGTTCTTTTTCAGAATCAAAACCGCTGTTGCGATTTTCGTATCAACGAAATGCCCATTATCTACCAAAATTACGGTATCAATATAATTTTGTTCCACCAGCCAGCGGCGTATCTTTCCTTCCGCGCCGCCCCGGAAAAGAATCCCAGGAGAGTTCAGGACAATCGCATCCCCATCGTCTGAAAGATAGTGGAGAATATGGGCCAAGAACGCGTAATCCGCTTTGCTGGGCGGCGGCAAGCAGGGCCATCCGCCAAACCGTTCATCCAATTTTGGCTCCCACTTGATAGAGAATGGCGGGTTTGCAATGATGTACTTGAATTTCTTCCCCCAAAACGCCGGTTCTCTCAGCGTGTCGCCAACAACACCGTGGAAATTTTTCAGACGGTTCTCTGCGTCCTTCACCTGTTCCGCGTTGATGTCCTGCCCGTATTTCTGCACATCGTCCGCAAACACACTCAGCAGGCCGCCGTTTCCGCAGGTGGGGTCATAGATTTCATCCACATCATCAGGCAGAAAACTTTTCAGGTGCTCGGCAAGGTCTTTTGTAGTGTAGAAAATACCTTTTTCTTTGAACTCTCTACGAATACTTTTTTGGATGCTTTTTATGTTGTAATCGCTCATACCTCCCTCAACTTTCTGTACGGATTCAGCCGCGCCCGACACACATCCGCCGCCACAAACCACGGTTCGCCGTCCTGCTCGATAACGCGCACAGTCCCAAATTGCTCGTTCTCAAAAATTATCATTTCGTTCATGTGATATTCTCCTTTTCTCCAAACGGCGGCGGGTCTTTACCTCCATCATCCCCACAGCGGGGTGTATGGCTTTTCGTCCACGGCCCTAATGAGCTGCTTGTACCAGGGTTCCAAGGTGTACTCGAACGCATCGAGTGAATCAATATCGCTTGTCCCATCGTCCAGCCGCTTGTCCTCATAGCTCTTGGGGTCATAGACGGCAGTCTGGAGCGCGTCAATCAGGTGCTCACACTTCCGATATATATATAGCCGCTTCTGCGCCATCAGCAGCAGCACCAGGCGGATGCGGTCGTTGATCTCCATTTTGATAGCGTTCTTAACCGTAGTGCGCAGCCGGTCTCTCTCCACCGTGTGCCGGAACCCACGAATCAGGATTTGCTCGGCGCTGTCGGCACGGGTTACGGAATCGCCATAGGCCGCTGACACTCGCTGAACAAACGTTGAAAACTCCCGGTTCAGCGCGTCTGGGTCGATTTCTCGCTTGATATACTCCTCATCCAGGGCCAGCACTGTGCCGCAATTTGTAATGCCTGTGGCCTGGAACTTGTTCGCGGAACCAGTTCCGCCAAAGTCCACGCCAATCATGACGGTGGTAATCCTCTGTCGTTTTTCCTCACACCATTTCAGCGGAGTGTCAATCAGGAATTCGTCGGTGTGGTTGGCGAAGTACTGGTAGATCAGGCCCTCAGCCGCTTTCCTCTGCCCCAAGATATCCCGTGCATACCACACGGTAGATTTATCATAGGTCTTGAGAATCCGCCGTAGCTGTTCATCAGACACACTCATGTTGTCCGCGATGGTGAAGTGGCCGTAATTGTATCCGTAGGCCGGGTCAAGCCGCTGCTGTTCCTCATGGAACTTCAAAATATCATAATACCAGTGGCCCTGCGCTTTCGGGTTCAGGTCGTGAAACACCTTGCGGTCAGGGCTTGAAATTGTCCGGTCAAAAACCTCCTGGATGAAGTTCGGGTGGCACTCATTTGCCTCGGTTATGTAGGCCGTGCCGTATGTATTGCCCTTAATCAGGCGTTCGTCCCGGTCTTTCCCCCCACCAGATACCAGCACGATTTTTTCTCCTGCCGGTGCGTTTACATACAGACAATCACGGTTCTGGTACTGGCCCAGCCTGCACCTTCCCTCAAAAAAGTTCATCATGCCATATCCGTCACAGTCCAGGATGTTAAGGCGGGCGGTTGACGTGGACACCCCGGCAATCAGGTGTATCTTGCTGGGGTGCTTCTCCAGGATGGAGCAGTAAGCCATCGTGATAAGGACGTTTTTTCCGCCGCGCTTGCCTAACCACCCTCCGCCACATTGAGCCAGCTATCAAAGCATCTCCAGAAAAATTCATTCTGGTTCTGAGAGAATGGTGCAGGAAGATTCATCAAATCACCAACTTCCGAAAACTATATCCGTAGTAAACTCCGCTTGTGTTTATGGCCCGGCATACATTTCCTCCAAATGTTTTCCTTTTGCAGTTTATCTTTTCAACGCCTTTCAGAATGTCATACATTCCGTAAATGCTACTTGACCGATATTCTTTTCCGTCTTTATATGCTACCAGCCCAATATTTTTACTTGTAAGGCCGGTATTCACAGCATGAATCAAATTGTCTCGTCTGGTGCACCACTCCAAATTTGAAAGGTTATTGTTTTTCTTATCGCCATCAATATGATTGACATCCAGACCTTCACAATTCGGGACGGGAGAGAACGCTTCCAACACAAGCCGATGAACTTTACATTTTGTTCGAACATTTCCCGTATACAAATCAACCAAAAGATATCCATGCCGGTCATCATACAGCTTTCTTATACCGCCTTTGACCTTTCTGTAAAAATCACGGATTTTTATCTCACGGTCTTTTGCTCGGACTAATCCAGTATTACTGACCTCATACAGCCCCTCAAACCCCTCTATGTCTCTCCATTCCATCTTTCTCCCTCATTCCTCAAAATCCCCAATATTCCGGGTCTGCGCTGGCTTCTCGATGATGTCCGCCAACGCCCGCATGGCGGTTTCAAGGGCGGCGGTTTGGGCATCTTCCACGGGTTTGTCCTTCCACTTTACTTTTTGGCGGTTTTTAAGCCAAAAGATCTGAGCGGTGATGTTCCCTTCGAGGGCGGATTGTAATAGTGCGTTCTCCACTTGGAAGTCCACAACCTCTTTGCCCTTTTTTAGGGCCTCAGAAATCTCAGGAAATCGCTTTTTCCACTCATACAGAGTAGTGGCAGTAATTCCAACATTGTGTGCAATTTGTTCATCGGTAAGGCCGTCCCTGGCCCATCCCTCCAGCAGCGTCAGCCCGTCCTCGGTCAGCCAGTATTCAAACTTACCACGGGCCACCGCCACCACCTCTCAGTCAAAAATCTATCCTCACGCATAGCGATAATTATGCTGTGCTACCTTGCACGAATTGGCGCAGCCCACCGGTTCATGCGCCGGGTTGCCGCGTATCCCCCGCATCGGGGGCGGCGGGCATCGATCCGCCACCCCTTTGCGAAGGAGGAAGAATGGAGAAAGGGCGTAGCCGACACCCCTACGCCATCAGTGTAGCACAGATTTCGGAAGCTACTGTACTTTCTGGTACAGCAAATTTAATAATTTGTCCTGCCCCACAAATAGTCCATGCTGACGTGATAATAGTCTGCAATCATGGCAAGTGATTCTGCTGTCGGCTTCGATGTTCCGCGCTCATATTTGCTCAATGCGTTTGGCTGAAGCCCGATCAGCTCCGACGTCACTGCCATACTCCGCAGGGGCCTCTTTTCCTCCCTCAGCTTCCGCAGTCTCGCAGGAAACTCATACATCCCGCTCCCTCCACTCTCCACAATGCAACCAGTTGCAAACCGTTCCGCTGACACAACACTTCTGATTCCCACATGTAGAACACTTGTGTTGGGCCTTCTTCCTACGAGGCGGAAGAGGCGCTGGTTGTATTGCTCCTGCGCCGATTGGCACAACGCAATCTTTCCAGCTGATCATGTGGCACCTCCTTCCGGCTTCTCGCACCGCTCGAACTCAATGACCCACACCCACAGGTTGGCGTCCCAGCCGTAGAGGGCGCGGTCTGCTTTCTTGATGGTGCTGTCCCAAAGATGGCGAAAAGCGATAAGATGATTCGGGTTTTTGTCCCAGTCTCGGTCAGTCGCTACCATCCATCCCTTGACTCCTTCTGCCTGCGCCTGTTCCTCCGTGATCTCCTGCAGCCTCTCCACCCTTACATCCTTCACCCGCAGGAAAATCCGCGCGGCCTCACGGGGCATGTGGATGGAGGGCCGCCATTTCCATGCAGCCGGTGTTTCTACACTGGCCTTGTAGACAAACGGGTACTCTTTGCTTGGCTGTCTGCACCACGTCTCCCGCACATACAGGATGTCTCCGGGGCGGTAGGGCTGGTCGGGATATGGCATCCCGTCCGTCATACTGGTTCCGCGGTGCATGGCAAGGCCAGAGCCCCTGCTCATCTCTTCGTCATCAATGTAATAAGGCTCTTTCACCACCCGCCTCGTCACCGTCTTTCGGCCCTCCAAAATGGCGCGAACCATGTCGGTGTTGAATAAAATTGGCTTCATGTCCTCCCCTCCTCCGGCCTGCGGCGGTAGGCAAGCCAATTCTTTCCGTAGTCGGAGAAATATGCGCTCGCCAAATGCGATTCAAAGCATTTTCTCTCTCCCGCATTAACCAACATCCACCACCCTGCGTCCATTTTGGGTCTATCCCAATATACCGTCGATGGCATCCACCAGTTTTTCGATGCTTTTGTCGGCGTAACCCACACCGGTTCCCTGTCCATCTCCCGCAGCTCCTCCAGGGTCAGAGGGGTCCGGGACTGCTCTGCGATTTTGTCTAACACATACAGAACGCCTTCATAAAACCCGTCAATTTGTCCGGTCGTATAGCCTGGAGATGGTGCCTGATTTGTCTGAAACCTTTTGGCTCTTTTGTAAAGTTCGGACAATTCTGCATCAATTGGGTTCATCATCTATCTCCCCTCCTCATGCGAGATGGTTCTATAATCCGTTCCTGCGCGTCTTCCACGCACCACTCTGGCATAACCGGATACAACTCCCAGCTCTGGCCGTCTGCCTTATACTCTATCCGGCCAAATCCATCGCCGGTCTCCTGTACCTGCCTGCCGTCCAATAGGCCGATGTGACCGCTGAGAATCGTCCTAAGGCGTTTCCCGCTATCCGAGGATAGGAAAGCCGCCTTGCTGAAAACCTTTACCTTCATTGGGGTTCCTCCATTCGTAATTTTATGTCATCTCAGTTATCTCGATCTCAACGCGCGGCCGCTTCGCATCCACCTGGAACTCATCCGAAAATCCGCTTATATGCGCCCACCCGTCGTTCTTCAGCACGCCGGCCTTTACAAGTCCGTCCTGAATCACCTTCCGCCCGAAGGACGATATGTTGTCCTTGTCGCGGCGGCGGTCACGTTCATACCAGGTGTAAGCCATAAACACCGGGCCGCTTGGCCGGAATCTGCGCAGCTGCGTCTTTGCGCACAACTCCACAATTTGCTGTGCTTGCCGCTTGATAGAAGCACCCTTCTGCCGGTGAGAGCGCTCTGCCTCGATGTACTCGTTCAGGCCGGGGAGAGGGCCTGGGATGATCAGCTTCACGGTTCACACCCGTCCTTTAGCGCCACGCGCTTTGCCGCTCCGGCAATGAAGCGCTTGACATCTGTTGGGAGAAGAGTATCCAGGCGAAGGCTATCCTTCCGGGCGCGGTAGCTTTTTCGAAAATGGCTACCTATGACGCTGTTGAACACGTCAGAATCCATCTGGGACCATTCGTAGAGCTGACCAGGCGAGCACATGCGCCGCAACTCCTCAGGCAGGCTGTCGTACTCCTCCTGAGCCCCGTAGCCGCTGCGGGATGCGGCCCGGCGCAGCAGCTCCCATGCCCGGTCCTCGTCCATGTCGCCAGCATCAGTCAGGCGAACCATAATGCCCTTTATTTGCCCGATAGACGGTGCGAACCCCTTGATGTCCTCAGCGATAAAGCACTTGAGTGCCGCCGACACCAGGTCGTAGCTGTCATCCGCGAACATCTCCCGCCACAGGGCTGTTTTCCGGTCGTAGTCTGCGTCCGTCAGGTCCCTGCCGCCAAAACTTGGGTATTCACTCTTGATGACAGCCATGATTTTCGCTGTCTCTTTCAGGTTCATTCCTGCTCCTCCATCTTCTCCAGCATGGCCAGAAACGGGTTCCCGGTCCCCGCCGGTCTCCTGTCCCCAGTCTCCATCCTCCTCTCCTCCAGCGCGTCCCAGTCTGCCAGGGACCGCACGCCTTCCGCCTGCTTCTTTTTCAGGATACCGCGCACATACCGCCAGCTCAACGCGTTAGCCTCCACCGCCTCATCCATCGCCCGGATACAGCAGTCTGGTCCCATGACCGCCAAAAAGGAAATGAGCTCATCCCGGATGCGCTCCGTCATCTGATTTCCAATTTTTTCAAAGTAGGCGGTGAAGACGGCGGCGACAGCGGGGCTGTGCCCCGCGTTAGTCATCTTCTTTACTCTACTTTCCTTTACTTTACTTTCCTTTACTTTACTTTCTGGGTTTCCGGGGGAATTAACGGGGTTTCCGGGGGAATTAACGGGGTTTTTTCCCCCGGAAACCTCAAAAAAGGTAAGCTTCGCGCGAATACAGGCAGGAACGTCTTTTTTTTCGTCGACATTCAAAAGCCAGTATTCGGAAAAAATCTCTATGTCGTCGCGCTTTTCGCATGAGCGAAGGTAGCGACGCTGGATACCCGCGCTTGTTAGTACGCCGAACATCTGAAAAACCCGCTCATCAAAAAGCGAACGTGACAGACACCCGTGCAGTACCTCGCTTATGTACGTGGGACTTTCCCGGAGCTCATCGGCGGCAATCAGCGCTTCGTCCTTATCCCACTTGAGGAAGTATCCATCTCCTTCATAGACCTTGCACAACACGTACAGCACGAATAACACACTGGACGCACCATACTCCGTCCTGAGGAGTCTTACCTTTTTATCCCGCAGAAACCCGACATCCATTGGAAAGTAATCAAGCCCTTTCCGTGCCGGTCTCGCCATAGCTACGGCTCCTTTTAGAAGGGCAGATCGCCATCTACGCCATTCACGGGAGAAAAACCGTACCAGCTTCCGTTGGGCTGCACCTGCGGAGAAGAATAGGCGGATTCGGTTTTTCCAGATGGTCTCTTCCTATCCAAACACTTCAGATCCGGGACCTTGAAGTCCCCCGCCCGGATGGCGTCCAGGGAGCGGACCTGGAAGACATAGAGCCTCGTTCCTATCTCTCCGCTGCGCTTCTGGTACTCCTCCTCCCCCAGCACTACGCCCATGCGCTTCCCAACCAGACCCTGGACATTGTGATCGTCAAAGCGGTAGCCGGGATTTGACTCCTCTAGCGCGGTCATAAAGCCCTTGAAAAAGCACAGGGCGCTGTCCTTATAGGAGCTGCGCAGGGTGATTGGCCAGAATCCGGCGCGGGAAAAGGTCTCCTGATTCGCCCCCTGATACGGACCGGTGGGAAAGTCCCACTGGATCTCCAGGTACTGCTTGTCCTCCTTGTCCTCCACTTGCAATATGACGGCGGCGTAACCGCCGGGAACCGGGTCGTTGAAATCGCCCGGCTGTCTTGCCGTGACGGTGCTCCAATCTACGTCGTGTCTCATTGTGCGTCCTCCTTGCTTTCGCCGGGCACAAGGCCCCAGTATTCTCTGATGGCGCTGTCCACAAGCTTCAGGTCGTTATCCATCTCTGCCGGGAACATATCCATCGGGCTCTTGGCGGTGCTGATGCCGCCGGACTGGGTCTGGAAGTAGTGCCTGTCCTTCCCGGACCGGCACAGCAGCACGATGGAGAACAGCCCTTCTACGGTCAGCTTTTCGTTGAGCATCTTCCCGATGGTCTTTGCTTTCACCGTTCCATCGTCCGCCGTCTCCGTGTGGTGGAGAAAATAGACGATACAGTCCGGCGGCGTGTTGGAAATCACGAACTGTATCAGGTTTTTGAAGTTCAACGCCAGCTGCGTGAACTTGTCATATCCCTTTTCCATGGCCCGGTCAAAGAACTCGAAGGCCAAAAGGTATTGGCTGTCGTCTATAGCGTAAGTGCGCAGCTTTGGCGCAGACAGAGAGCGCAAGATGGTCTCGTATGTAGCGCCATTGGCTGTTGGCAACTGCTTTCGGAAGGGCAGCGGTTTGCTGGCCACATTGAATACGCCGATCTCTCCGGGCTCAAAATTGCGCAGGGACGTCGATTTCCCCGAACCGGATTCGCCCAGGATCAGCACAGGAATCCCGATAGGTCATCCCTCCCTTCCACGAAATGCAGTGGGCAGTTCAGCCCCGTTGCCCTGCTGTCAAAGATGTACTCTCCGGTCCTCCGGCACTGCTTTCGCGCGTAGGTCTCCAGCAGCAGGCAGAGGTCACAGCAGACATGTCCCTCCGGGAAATAGAGGTCCACTGTCGCCCGCTGGTAGCGGATTACCCCGTTCTGTTCCACGTTTGTTCCTCCTTCTCCACGCACGCGGCGTGGCAAATCTCGTCATTCCGGTCCATGGCGACGGGATCGTCCTGGCGGATGCCCCACCCGCAGATGGCGCAGGCAATGTCAGAATAGCGCTCATCCGTCATGCGGGTAAAGGTGCTGCGATGCTTTATGTATCGCATGCTTTTCCTCCTTGCCTCTCCTCCTGAGACTTCATGCACTTCCTGAAAACTCGCACCGTGCATCCGGCCCCCGAAGGGCACGGCCGGCGATGACCCGTAATCAGAAAGTAGTCGCACGTCCGGCTATGCAGGTTCGTTCCGCGGTAGTACCAGCACCCGCTGCACGGATTTCTCCTACCCATACAGATCCTCCTTCACGGCTCCACCACCCACACCGCCAGCTCCCGCGCTCCGAAGGCCTCTGCCTCCTGGTGGCTGGAGCAGCATACGTCCACATGCAGCCCCTGCACCCCGGTGTCTGCGGCAAGATACTTCTGGCCGTCGATGATGACCGTGCTGCCCAGTGGAATAACGGATTCGTCCACCGCCACAACCCCCGGCCCCGCCGGGAGACCGGTGGCGGTTACGCCGTCCGCCCAGCGCCCGCAGCACGACTCGCAGGGGCAGTAGGCGGTGACGGTACACTCGCCGATGTACTCCCAGGCTCCCAGGGCCTCGTAGGCCGCCGCCTGTTCCGCCCGCGCCGCCTGCTCATTGGCTGCACTGAGGGCCATGGCGCCCAGCTCCCGCACCGCCTGGTCACGCACCTGCTCCGCCTGATGGAGCTGGGCCTGATACCGGGCCTCCTGAGCCGCCCACGCCTGGCGGTCCAGCTCGCGGGCCCCGCAGGTGCACAGGTTGACTGAGACAGACAGGGCGAACAGACCCAGGGCGGCCTCCCGCCAGCGGATTGCCCGGTGGCGGAGAGACAAGCGCTTGGTCAGTTCGTATGTACTCATGACGCCTCCTTCTGCCGGATCAGGGCGGCGGGGTTCACCAGGGGGAGCTTGCCGATCTCCTCCTGAGACAAAGTGCGAAAGGTCCCGGCTACGGTGATGTTCTTATATTTTGCCAATGTATTTGCCAGAAAGCAGGCCATACGCTCCACTGTATCTGCGCTGGGCGGCTGCTCAATGGTGAAGGTATACTGATTGACTCTTGCCATAGCGGTACCTCCTTCTTTACAGGTTGATGTAAAATAACAGCAGCTCCCCGACGGCATCCGCCATATCCAGCCGCTCCTCTGTGAGAGCCTGGGCGGCGGGGAAACGGGCCAGGGCCGCCGCCTCGGCTTCCAGACGGGACTTATACTGCCGCAGGGCGTCAATGGTCTTCTGCCGGATGTCCTCCGAGATCAAATAGTTTACCTTTCCCATAGGTTCCTCCTTGCTTTTTGCCTCAGTACCAGCTATAATGGAGACAGAGGCTGATTTTTGGTATGTTTTGGTCTCGCTTGCCCTGTCAGGTGTTTGCGGCATCTGACAGGGCTCTTTTGATTTTGAAATTTTTGCAGGTGCTGTAGGCCTTTTTTACCTTGACGATGGTGTTGGAGCAGTGCCCCAGGTTGCAGGGGACAAACTGCGTCCGCTCCTCATTTGCCGCCAGGTAGTGCTGGGTAAAGTACGCGCAGTTGATGCAGATGGGCGGTTCATCGGTCAGTGCTTGGTAGATAGTCCTGCTCCGTTCAGTGTCTGCCATGGATTTGCCCTCCTTTCTATTCGATTTGAATAGATATTACCATTTCAAAACGAATAAGTCAAGCGAATTTTACTATTCGTATTGAATATTTTTAAGGGATGTGCTAAACTTGCGAAGAGGTGATATTAATGGGCTACGGTCTGAATATAAAAGCTGCGAGAAAAGCTGCCGGCTTAACGCAGGAACAACTCGCAAAGAAATGCGGCATAGCTACAGTTACTGTTGGCCAGTATGAACGAGGGGCGCGGGTTCCCCGCGCTGAGCAGCTGCAAAGCCTTGCGGACGCATTGAATGTGCATGTACTGGAGCTTATGGGGTTTCCCACATCTGCGGAGTTTGAGATGTCGTTTGACCTAAAGGCAGATAGGGAATTGCTTTCAAACCGTATAAGCGCAGAATACGGACTATCTATAGAGGATGCGCGCAGTATTGTTGACGAGTGCTTCCAGGCATTTCAGAGAGACGGGAAACACATAGAGGGGGCGGCTACACTTCTCCAGCTGTTTGAGCAACTGCCAGCTGAAAGCAGGCAGGAGGCGTTGAATTATGCCAACTACCTCTGGTCAAAAGAGGCGAGGGGCGAAACCGGGGTGGACTAGGGGTTCTCCCGCAATTTCCGCTGGTGAATGCCGAATAGATCCTCCAGCTTGTCCCAGGTTTCGATTCTGCCGATCCGTTCGCCGCGCTCAATCTGGCCATATCCGATTAAGCTCATGCCTAACCTGACTGCCACCTGCTGCTGCGTCAGCCCCGCTGCCTTGCGGGCATTCTTCAGGTTCTCGCGCATGATTTACCCCCTTAATTTAAATCCCCTCTTGACAACACGTGTAACACGTGCTATAATGCATTTGTAAGGAGGGAGGACATGAAAGACAAAGACCTGCTGAAACTTTTGAAGAAAAGCGGATGGGCAGTGGTCAGAATCAATGGTAGCCACCATGTTCTTCAAAAGGACGGGAAAACTACTGTAGTTCCCATTCATGGGAGAGATGTTCCGACTGGCTTACTCAATCAAATCCTAAGGGAGACGGGGCTGAAATAGGCCCCCCTCTCCTTGGGAATACAGGGAGGTTTTATTATGCTGTTCGTATATCCTGCTATTTTCCACCGCGAAGAGGGCTCATACTGGGTGGAGTTCCCCGACCTGGAGGGGTGCCACACCTATGGAGATTCGATCCCGGAGACTATGGAAGCTGCTCAGGAAGCATTGTCTGCTTATCTTCTCACATTGCTGGAGCAGGGGCGTCCGCTGGCCGCGCCTTCTGATATTTCTACCTGCCGTTCGGAGGACGGCTTTGTATCCCTTGTATCCTGTACAATCGACCAGTACAAGGAGACAAAAGCGGTGAAGAAGACCCTGACGATTCCCTCTTGGCTGAATGACCGAGCTGTAGCAATGGGATTGAATTTTTCAAAAGTCTTGCAGGATGCGCTGATTTCTAAAATCCAAGTGTGATTCGGTTCTCTGTGCCCTGTCAGGTGTTTGCGGCATCTGACGGGGCCCTTTTGTTCACGCGGGTTCCGGGTAGGCCCGGCGGGCCAGCTCCCTGACTTCCCGCCAGTCGAGAGCGCTGTCACGGGCCGCCTGGGCCAGGATCAGCTCCTTCATCCGCGGGCCCGCACCTTCCAGCTCCTGGAGATACTCCATCATCTTTTTGCTCATAGGACTCTGCCTTTCTGCCGCCGGTGGGCGGGCTTGCCGGCGCACGGACCGCTGGGGACCGTGCTGGTATTGCCTCCTATTCGGATTTGACCGGTTTGTAGCGGGTGACTGTGTAGGCTTGGGCAATGCGGTAGTTGCTCTTGATGGGCAGGGTGGCGAAAAAGGCCTGAGCTTCCGCCAGAGTGGAGAAGCGCCGGTTCTCCCATGTGGTCCACTTCGTTTCCCAGTCGAATTTTTTGGACTGGATAACGTAGTAGGTTTTTGTACCTTCGGACATGCGTTCATCCCCTTCCTACGCCGTGTCCTGGGCTGCTTCCAGGAGCTGGTCCAAGTGGAGCCCAAGTCCTTTCGCCAGCTTCCCAGTGATCTCCTGGGAGCAGCTTGTCTCCAGTTCGCTGCCTCGGGGGACAAAGAAGATTTCCATGGATACGCCGCTGTGTTCCATGTGCTTTTCCAGTAAAAAACGCATGGCCTTTTCGGCCCCCGGAGGGAAATCGGGCGGCGTTGTTACCCTGATTGCCGGTACGATCTCTCTGGTGCAGGCATCCAGCAATTTGAAAAATTTGTCTTTTTGACTTTCAGTCATATCCTTACCCCCTTCCTGTGCCGAATCTCTGCCTTGCGCCTCCAACTGCTCCGTGATATGCTAGAAGGCGAAAGGAGGTGTTCTAACTTCCTGTTCATAGATTGTTTACACAGAAATTCTTTACTTGCTTCCCGCTTTTCTGTATAATTGTATCAATTAGAGCAACTTGCACTTGCTCAATACATACAGAAACGAGGGCTGCCTTATGATGGATTACTATGCGCATATTTGCACAAATGGACATTCGCTGGTTTTCGGTGACCGAATCACCGGACACGAATACTGTGAGGTATGCGGCGCAGAAATGCTGGACAAATGCCCATCTTGCCAATCGTTGATAAAAGAGTGGCATTTTCCTCCCGGAGTCTTGGTTCCAGCCCCTAAATACAAACGTGCGGCATATTGTAGGAACTGTGGGAAACCTTACCCATGGACACTATCAGCAATCGAAGCTGCCGCAATGCTGATCGAGGAAGATGGAGAGTTAGATGCTGAACTCCAGGGAAAGGTCGTTGATACTTTACCCGACATCATCACGGAAACGCCGAAAACACAGATTGCAGTAGCTCGTTTCAAGAAGGCCCTGGCAGCGGCCGGAAAGTTCACAGCTGATGGGCTGCGGCAGTTCGCCATTGATTTTGGATGCGAACTCGCTAAGAAACAATTAGGTCTGTGATTGCTTTTCCAATCGAAAGAGCTTATAGCTTGGGCATTTGTCCTGCCCGCAGCTATATGGCTCTTTTTTTATCCAGCAGTTACAAACTGCTCGCAGCTTGACACCACACCTTCGGCAGAAATTGGCCTGTTTCCTAATTTTATGCCCGCAAGTTTTGCAGATCACTCCGTCTTCCTCCTCTCTACGCCGTGTCCCTGGCCACATCTCTGAAATAATTTGGATTGGTTTCAGTTGCCACACAAAAAGCAATCAGTTCGTCTGCTGTCATCCGCCTTCCACCGCATACAATGGCGCTAAACTTCGCTTTGCTCATTTTCAGAGTAGGATCGACGCGATTCATTCGCTCTACGACCCAGATCTGGCGAAGTCCGCGGCTCTTGACGATATTGCGGACAGCCGGCTCTACATTCATAGTGGACCTCCTTTCTGCCTTAATCCAATTTTCTTGGTGTGAGTCAATAATAAACCAAATTATTTTGACTGTCAATACTAAAATCAAAATTTCTTGGATTTTATCTTGACGATTTAGATTTCATGCTATATACTGAAAAACAAGACAGGGGGTGAAATAGTGTCTACTATCGGTGAAAGAATAAAAGCATCCAGGGAAAGCAAGGGGCTTTTGCAATCCGAGCTCGCCAAAATGGTTGGTGAAAAATCTGCTGGAGTTATAAGTAACTGGGAGCAGAATGTAAGCAAGCCAAACGCAAATAAAATAATAAAACTCTGTGAGGTCCTGGAGATTTCTCCGGCTTATTTGCTCAATTATTATGGAAAAGAAAAATCCCCGTCCCTACCGGACGAGGCTATGAGGGTAGCAAAGGATTACTGGAGCCTGGACCGTTGGGGCCGGCAGGTCGTCCGGTCTGTTATTGCTGACGAGAAGGAGCGCTGCGAGGACGAATCCCGCTTCCTGGAGGAGACGGCCCCGCCAGCCGAGGAGGAGCCGAAGATCATCCCGCTCTACTGGGCCCCTGCGGCCGCCGGGTATGCTTCCCCCATTTTTGGGTCCGACTTCGATTACTACACCTTGACGCCGGAGGACCCCCAGGGGGCGGTCTTTGCCATCAGGGTCCAGGGGGACTCCATGGAGCCCCACTTCCCGGATGGGTCCATCGCGTTTTGCGACAAGACCCCGCTTGCGGATGGAGACATTGGGGTCTTCTGTCTGGACGGCGACAGTTTTATCAAGCAGTATCACTTTGACAAGATGATGGGCATGACCTACCTCTTCAGCCTGAACCGGGATCGGGCGGATGCCGATAAACTGCTCACCCGCACGGGCGGGCAGACGCTGACCTGCTTCGGGCGGGTGATGACGAAGCGGCGGTTCCCGGTGCCGGGGGAGGAGAAAGGGTTGGGACGGTGGTAAAAGTATTTGAGCAGAAAGGAGATTTCAATGAACAATCTGGCTTATCAGGGGGAGTACAGGGAGGAGCTCATCAACGGGAAAATCGTGATGATGTCTCCCAGCCCGGCGTGGAATCATGTTTCTGTTTCGGGCAGCATTTACAACATCTTTTTCAACTACCTGCGTGGGAAAACATGCCGGGCCATCCCAGATGGTTTCGACCTGCGCCTGTCGAACAAAAACCATTTTATCCCCGACGGCATGGTCGTCTGCGACCGGGACAAGATCAAGCCCAACTGGGTGGAGGGAGCGCCGAACCTCGTCTGGGAGGTGCTCTCCCCCAGGACAGCCAAAAACGACAGGTGGCAAAAAAAGAACGCCTACGAGGCCAGCGGCGTCCCGGAGTACTGGATTGTGGACCCCGCCGGCCAGTCCATTGAGGTCTACCTGCTGCAGGAGGGGCGGTATGTGCTGGACAACATCTATACCCGCTACTCTGCGGAGATGCTGGAGGCCCTGACCGAGGAGGAGCAGGCCGCGCTGGTCAAGGAGTTCCGGTGCCATCTGTACGACGATCTTCCCATCCGTCTGGAGGATGTCTTCGGGGATCTGCTCTGATGAGGGGGAGTACCATTCAGGAGGTGGGGCATGGGAGAGATTTCTTCGACAACCAGAATTGCAGCCTATGTGAGAGTCTCCACAGATGAGCAGCGGCTCCATGGGCTCTCTATTGACGCGCAAACCGCGGCATTGCAGTCCTGGGCAGATAAAAATGGGGTAAAAATAGCCGCTTTCTATAATGACGCCGGGTTTTCTGCCCGGAAGCCTTACAACAAGCGCCCCGCCATGGTCCAGCTGTTGGAGGACACAAAGGCGGGGAAGATTGACCTGATCATTTTCACGAAGCTGGATAGATGGTTTAGAAATATTTCCGAATACTATAAGGTCCAGTCGGTTCTTGAAAGCTGTCATGTAAACTGGAAAACGATCCAGGAGGACTACGACACTTCCACGGCATCCGGGCGGCTGAAAATCAACATCCTTTTGTCGGTTGCCCAGGACGAGGCGGACCGGGACAGTGAGCGCATCCGGGCCGTCATGGAGTCCAAGCGGGAGCGCCGGGAGCCGTGTAGCGGCCACGTGCCCACGGGCTATAAGATTGAGGGGAAGAAGATTGTCAAGGACCCGGAGACAGAGGCGGGAGTGACGGCCTTTTTCGAGAGCTTCCTGACCTACCGCTCCGTGGAACGGGCCCGCGCGGCGGCGCTGGAGCAGGGGGTCACGCTGTCCTATCAGCTGGCCAGTGCGATGCTGACCAAGACGGCCTACTACGGCTATTTCAGCGGGGTAGAGGGGATGTGCCCGGCTTATATCACACAGGAGCAGTACAGTCAGATCCAGGCCGGCCGCCGCCGTACAGAGCGCCGTACGGAGGAGAACCGCACGTATCTCTTCACGGGGCTTGTGTTCTGCGCCCAATGCGGGCGGCGGTTCGGGTCCAGGGCCCACATGTACTACACACGGCAGGGGGGACGGCGGGAGTGTATCGCCTACAACTGTCCGGGCCGGTACCACCACAACGACTGTTCCAACCATGTCAATATCCGCGAGGCGGCGATCGAGACGTATCTTTTGGAGAACCTGGGGGATGAACTGGCCCGGTACAGCTATGAGCTGGAGCTGGCGGCGGCGGCCGCTCCCCAGCCCAAGGACTTCGACGCCGAGAGAAAAAAGATAAATAAGAAACTGCTGCGCTTGAAAGACCTGTATGTAGATGATATAATCGACCTGGAGCTGTACCGGAAGGACTACGAGGCGCTGCACGCGAAGTTGGATGAGCTGATAAGCGAAGAGAGCGCGATGCCTTCCAGGCCGTCAGATGCAGGGAGACTTTGGGAGATCTTCTTTGACGGTTGGCAGGAAATGTACAGCCAACTGAGCAGGGAGGATAAGCAGGCATTTTGGCGTGTCGGAATCGAACAGATACTCATCGGTCCAGATCGGAAAATCGAAGTCAGATTTCGAGGTTAATTTTTGGAGCTGTTATTACATAAGACTTTTAATCCTTCAGGATTAAATCTTTTTTGTATTAAAAAGCGACAGCAGCTCCAACGACTTTAAAAAGGAGTTGCTGCTATGTGCTTAGGAAACAAGAGCCCTCCCCGTAATCGGGGTCCCCCTCTAATAGCTGGATGGAGTATCAAATCACGCATAGAGGAGGACATCATGCCAATCAATGGCAATATTGCTAGAGCGATGCAGAAGATTAAGCAGGAGAGACACCTGTCTATCCAGGAGTTCTCTGACGAACTGGGGATCACAAAATCCGCGGTCCAGATCTATCTGAAGGGCAAGGGCAACCCGCGGGCCGATACACTGGAGCTGCTGGCGGAGGGCTGCGGGCTCTCTATAACACAACTGGTCTCCGACCCACTCCCAGGTGGAGAGCAGGCGGAGACCATGGTGGGTGCCGCCCATTTGCTGAGCAGCCTGCCGCCAGACAGGCGTGAGGTGTGCGTTCAACACCTTCTCGCCATAGCGGCCATTTTTGCAGAGATGCAAACAGAACAGGATTTACAAGAATTGAAAGAACAGGCCGGGGAGTGACCTCCCCGGCCTCTCTTCTCTTACTACTCCAGTAACGGTCCGTCCCACAGGCCGATCTGACCGGGAATCTGCTTGGTCAGCGCTGCGTGGTAAAATTTTTGCAAGTGCCTTGTGCCCGTTTGAATTTTGCTGTGATATAGGTACAATGGCCGTAGTTGCAAGGAACAAATGACGTTGCAGTTTCATCTACTGCTAAATAGTGCTGAGTGAAATATGCACAGTTAAGGCATATAGGCAAGGATCCAGTTAGAGCCTGGTACGTTGCGTCTTTGAGTTCTGTTGTAGTCATTGTTATTGTCCTTTCTAAATTCTACCATCCTTCCAACCAGTCCGGCTTGTATCTTGGGTTGACCTGGAGCCTGCCTGTATGGGCCTGGTACGCTTAATGCGGTACTTCTCCACCCATACGACTGGTTGGTGGCGTATTCAGTTGTCAGGCAGCATACTACCGTTTCAGATTCCGCTTGATGACCAGCACAGAGAGCACGATGCTGGCTACGATAAATCCGAAAATCAAAATATCTTTCATATTGACATCACACAAGCAATTTGTTATTCTATGAGAGGGGGAGGTTTCCCTCCCCTCCCCCTCGCTACTCGGTCAGCTTCTCAATTAAGAGGAGCACCGCAGTAATGAGGTTTAGAAGAGCGGCGGTGAGGTTCATCAGCGTGTCAGGCTGGGCTTTGCCGCTCTTCTTTTTTTGCCTGCTCATGTGTTCACCTCCTTTCCATGGTTTTATTATAGTACATGTACCCATACATTACAATAGGTAAACTGCACAAACATGTACCCATACATTTGTGGGTTTTGTGTATGTACCCATGTTCCGCGAGGTGGTATAATGCAGATGGAAGGAGGTTCCGTATGCCTATAAGCGAATCCAGAAAGCGGGCCAATCAAAAATATATTGATAAGCAAGGCGAAATTAAGGTTAGAGTTAGCAAAGAGCGTAAAGCAGAAGTCCAGGCCCACGCAGAGGCCCATAGCGAGTCCGTAAACGGCTTCATTAACCGGGCCATAACCGAGACCATGGAGCGGGACAATGCCGCGCCTGGGGTCTCTGAGGACCGCACAGAGGGCAAAAAGGAGGTCGGGGAGTGATCCCCGGCCTTCTTTTTTCACGCTTATGCCAATATGATGACACGATTTTCTAAGATAATGGAATTTCATCCTTCTGTCGAATCCTGTAAAATAATGGCGAAAGGGGGTCCCGGCATGAATTTGAATGAGGGCCTGGCGGTCTCCATCAGGACGATCATGAAGCAGAGGCGACTATCCCTGTCGGAGTTTGCGGAAGAACTGGACATCTCCCGCACCGCACTCTACGGCTACAGCAGGGGGGAGGGCAATCCCAGCACGGCAACCATCAACCACATCGCCCAGCGTTTGGGCATCAGTCCCGCCGTCCTGGCCAACGGTCTGGCAGAGCTGGACCACCGGGAGATCGCACTCTTGCTGCTGGACACGGTCCAGGGCGTAGCGGAGCTGCCGGAGGATAAGCGGCTGAAAATGGCGGAGCTCTTTCTGGAGATGGTGAAGCTATGGAGCGGGGAGTAGAGGCCTTGAGCTACCGGCAGGCCCTGCCTGTCACAGAGGCGGCTCTGTACCGGTCAGGGGATAACTTCCCCATCTGCCCTCGGTGCAGCTCCCCCATGGAGCGGGAGTATCAGCGATTCTGTGACCGCTGCGGCCAGCGGCTGGGGTGGAAAGAGTACAGCCGGGCGCTGATTATCACCAGGTTCTGAACAGCAAAAGACGGCCCCTGCAGGTTTCCCTGCGGAGGCCGCCTTGTTACTGTTTCCTCGCGTTGTTGGCCATGATGGCGGCCTGGCACCTGGTAACCAGCTCCATCGGGCTCTTCCCGTTGGTCACGCCCGCCGCCACGGCCTCCTCCATCTCCTCTTTGGCCCAGTTGGGCGTGGGGAGCGTCGCCGCGTGGCGCTGGGCCTTGCTCAGCAGCGCATAGGCCTGCTCATCCGTCAGAGCTGCAAGAATTTCTTTCCCCGTCATAACGTCCTCCTTCTCATACAGCGGCATCGCCGGCGGGAGCTTCCCCGCCAGAATCATGCTGCTTGTCCACTGCCCGTGGTTGTCCCACTGGATGTGGGGACTGTCCGGGAAGCTCCGCCAGTCCCCGCCCCAGGAGAATCCCATCTCCTTTGCGATGCCCGCCGCTTTCCTGAAGAAAGCCGTGTCGTCGTACTCGTGGCCCTTCACATTCCTGCAGAAGTCCCACGCCAGCCCCGCCTTGTCGCTGTGGAAGGTGGGGGTGCGGCCATTGGTGACAATGCTGCCCGGCCGGGTGCGGCCCTGGGCGTACAGGTACGTCTGGTACTCCTTGTCCCGCACGGTGTTGGTGATGAGTACATTGAGCCCAGCGGCCCTGCACCGTTCCAGCCAGAGGCGGCAGTTGGCTGCCACGTCCGGGCGCAGCAGACCCACGTCCCTACTGTTGAGCATGGTCATTCTCCTCTCCCGCCAGCTTGTCCCCAGCCTGATCCACGGCATCCTTGCCGATCTCCAGGATTTTTGTCAGCCACCGGGGCACCGGCGCACCCATGGACACCCCGTTCTCTGCGATGCTCCCCAGCTCCGTGATGATGTACCAGACCAGCACCATGGGCAGTACCAGCCCGCCGAACTGGAAGGGCAGCGCGATCCCCGGCAGATTTGTCAGCACCGCGCCGATGAGCAGGTCCGCGCCGGCGGCCACCAGGACCACGACGACCATGCCGCACTTGTGCCAGATGCCCTCCCTGGCCTTGCCGCTGGCCCAGCTTCCGGCCTTGGCCGCTGCCAGGGAGCCGGTGAGGTAGTCCAGGGCCATGCAGATGAGCCACCCCGCCACCAGCCACCCCAGCCAGCCCCACAGGGCCGTCAGCGCCCCGACCAGGGCGGCGGTAAAGGCTTTGAGCTTGTTGATGAGTTCCATTTTGTATTCCTCCTTCGTATCAAATCGTACCGCTGACCAGGACATTCCTGGCGAGGACAGTCACATACCGATGAATATAAAAGTTACATCAGTTAGACGAGCATCAGATTTAGCCTGTAAAAATGCTCCGTTCTTGCGCACTGTTATAGAAAACTGCTGCGATCCATTAATGTATAAAGTAGCCTCCACGCTGCCACCCATAAATATGAAACCATGCTTATCTGCTTGAGCAGCCAAAACCACTCCCGCATTGAAAGGTGCCATATTGAGAACATTAGTAAACGATGGTCCTACGGCTACTCTGGAAAATCTAGGTCTTAAAGTATCAACATATTTTTTATTGGCCACCTCGTCATTATACTTGGGCACGGCAATTCCGCCGATCCTGACGACCTCTTCGCCCCATCTGTCTGCATCGTCGACAAAACCGAAATGCGCCTTGTCAATATTGCGGTCAGGATCAGGCGAGAACGCCAGGCCGCCAATCCCAGGAATATCCAAACCGAAGGAGACGTTCTTCCCCCACGGGATTTCAACATCCCCCTCCATGGTCCCGCCCGTAATAGGCAGCGCCCCCACCTGCTGTGCGGTGTAGTCCCCCTTCTGCGGCGTCACTGCCCCGCTGCGCGCCTTGAAGCTGGTCACGCCCGTGGCCGGCGGGGCCTGGGCCTCCGGCTTGCCGTCCGCGCCGAACCCCACCACCTGGCCGGGACGGCCGGTCAGGGCGTTTTGCTTGGCGGAGATCGCTGCATTCATGGCAGCAATATCCTGGGCTGCCGCTTCAGCAACCTGCGCCGTCTTCCTGTTGCAAAAGGCTTTCATCGCATCCGCACAAGAGTGCAAATGCCTTAATAGTACCAATTTCTCCATTGTCCATTTCCGTTTCTGTTTTCATTCAGAAATTTCCGGTGCCGGTGACCTTGATACCCGCTGTACTGGTGAAGGTCTTGCCCTTGCGCACATCCGCAGCGGTGGCGTCCCCCAGGTTGCTCATGGGGGTCATCAGGGCCAGGGCGCCCCCCTGCTTGAACAGCCAGCCGTTGGCGGTGGCCCCGGCGCTGATGAGCTTGAACTGGCCGGTGGAGGCGTCCACGGAGGGCGGCCGGTTGGAGAAGCTGACGGTCTTTGTGTACACTTTGGCCACCCCTTCGATCTTCTGGCCGTTGACGTAGGCGGTGGCCCCCACCCCCATGTCCTTGGCGGTGGCGGTAGCATCGGAGGTGTCGGCGCCAATCTGAATTGCATCGATTTTTGCTGCATAGCTGGAGAAGGGCGCGGCCTCCGCCACGCTCTGGCCCTTCCGCACCAGGGCGGCCCGGATAGCGGCCTTGGTCTGTCGCAGGCGGGCCAGCTTATCCGCAATGGTCCCCATCACACCACCTCCCCGTTGATTTCATCCAGAAGAGCTCCTACGTTCCCCAGCTGGGACTCCACCTCCCCGATGGCATCCGCCGCCGTAGCAGCTACCTCTGCAATCAGGCCCTGTGCCTCCAGAGAGGCCGCGCGCAGCTGCTCCAGGCTTGTCAGTTTATTCATAGTACACCTCCCGTGGAGGGCCGGTCCCCCGGCCCTCCACTGCTGCTTTTATGCGGTCTGGGCCGTACCAAATACTTCCTCCAGCATCTCCGTCACCTCCGCGTCGGTGGCCAGCTCGAAGCTGGCCAGCTTGGCCTTCTCCTCATCGGTGTAGTCGTTGGAGGAGAGAACCTTGCCCTCCACCTTGTCCACCTTCCCGGAGAGGTCCACCTTGGTATTGCCCACGTGCTCCACCGCACCGTCCAGCACCATGTACTCATCGTACTGGTCATCTGCGTCGGAACCGGTCTTGGGCACCATGTAGATGAACTTGTCCGCGCCCTCCGCAGCGGGGTCGATGGCCTCCTTGCTGGCCACCTTCTTCCGCTGGAGGTGGTCCGCGGCCGCCACGGCGGCGGCAATGGATGTGCCCACATCCACCGCCTTGTCGGTGATGGGCAGGGCCTCGCCGTTGACCTTCACGGACTCCAGGACGTTGGGCTCGCCGCCGGCGGTGACCAGGCCATCCACCTGATCCTTCAGCTCGTTCAGGCTCTTCTTGGTGGCGTAGTCCGCCTTGATCCGCTGGGCCAGGTCCTTCAGGTGTTTCAACCGGGACAGGCTACTTTCGTTGTAAGACATCTCTGTTTCCTCCAAAATGTTTATTTGCTGACGAGAGTCAGATTCTGTACCGCAGAATCTTGGAAGACCTCGTTGAGCATCTCGCTGATTTCCTCGTCGGTGGCGATGGCGTCCGGCGGCTCCTCCGGCGTGCCGAAGACTTCGGTGAGCATCTCTGCGCTCTCCTCATCGGTGGCGATACCGGGGCGGTCAGCGCCCTCCACCTGTTCCCGAAGGTCTGACAACTGCTTCAGAATTTGCTCGTAAAGGCCCGGCGTGGGCGGCCGGGCGGTCTCACTGGGGAGTGCGCCCTCCAGGACGGTGCCCAGATTCGCCCAGACGGTGGGCAGGACCACGCGGCCGTCCCGGACACCGCAGACGCCGGCGCTCAGCTGCCGGCCGGGGACGGTGAGGACCTCCCAGGGGACGGCGCACTGGCCGGTGTCGTCCAGCAGGACGGAGCAGGAAGCCGCGCCGGCCTTGAAGGTCGCCGTCTTCGTCAGGTCTGCCCAGTCGTCGGAGAAGGCGAAGTGCACCGGGTAGACGTCGACCGAGCCGCTGGTGACCGGCTCCCGCCGGCGGACGGCCAGTTTGACTTTGTCTGCGTAGAGTTGGAACATGACAGGATCGCCCCCATTGAAAATCTCTTGACACGCGCGGATATGTACGCTATACTGTACATATAATACAGCAGGAGGTGCAGGGCATGACGAATACGAATATCACCGCGTTCCGCAAAAATGTGTTCGGATTTGTGGAGCAGGCGGTCACTTACGGAGAAGTCGTCAATGTGACCACCAAGAGCGGAAATGCGGTTCTCATGAGCGAGGAGGACTACAAAGGCTTGCTGGAGACGGTGCATCTGTGCTCGATCCCCGGCATGGCTGACAGCATCAAGGCCGCCCAGGCCGAGCCGCTGGAGGACTGCGTGCCGTATGATCCCGGCGAGGCGTGGTGATGTACCAGATTCTGTTGACAAAGCAGGCGATGAAGGACCGGCGTCTGATTGCACAGGCGGGGCTGGAGGTGAGAGCAAAGGCGCTGTTGGCGGTGCTTGCAAGGGACCCGTTCCAGAGCCCGCCGCCCTACGAGAAACTGGTGGGAGATCTGGCCGGGTTCTATTCCCGGAGGATCAACATCCAGCACCGGCTGGTCTACTCAATTGACCAGGAGAAGAGGATCGTGAAGATTCTCAGGATGTGGACGCACTACGAATAAACCGCTCCCGCCCCCGCGAGGGGGCGGGCTTTTTGTCAGACGGCGGGGCCGGGGGTAAATTCATTTTCATTTTTTGAACCGTGAAAGGCCTGATTGACAATATCATATAACCCGGCTTTTCCTTCCTGATTGATACATGGAACATAATCAGCAACAAGATCGCCTGTCGATTCTGCCGTTGACGCATATATTTTGAAAGAATACAACGTCATATCAACCATTCCATCAGCGGTTCCTGTCGGAGTACAGGAACTGCTCGTTGTCTGACAGTACAGGTATCTTCTTGCAAAAATGCAAAATGAGTAGGACGATGTCTTGATGGCGGTGCTCGTGGCTTTCATTTCTGCCTGATTTCCGTCTACACTGAAAAGGAGCTTTGGAATATCATAAATAATGGTGGCGATTGTGTTGGGGGTGTAGGTCAGCTTGTAGTTGGAGTACAGCCCGCCGGAAGGCTGGATTTGTATCGTGTTGTCCTTGTTGATTGTCAACTGATTGGTGCTTCCCGACATCCGTGGATTAAGCTCGTTCGTATAGGTTTTTCTCCAGTAATAGTTTCCGAAGAGATAGCTTTCTTTGCTTACAGAGGGAAGTTTGACCACCAGTTCTCCTTTGAGATTCAGAAAAGGATTGTTGAAAAGCTTCTTGCCGTTCGCGTAGTTGAAATCCTGGATATAGGCCCCATTCGGATTACTGATATACTCCACCTCCGTATACCCCTCCGGTAGCCGGGAAGGGGAGACATCCTCACCAAATAGTTTGGCCTCTCCTACATACGCCTTCGCGATCTTCTGCGCTCCTGCGTACATGGTTGTGATTTTCTGATCTCCCAGCTTTATCATGGTGTTACTCCTTAATCAGATACAGCACAGATGTATCCTTCGTGGTCAGAGCATCATACTCCGCCTGTGTCACTACCTGAACGGATTTTACCGCCGCTGCCGGAATTGCGCCCACATCTGCCGCAGTATAGTCCTCGTTCCCCGGCACAACTGCCCCGGTGCGGCCGTTGAAGCTGGTCACGCCCGCCGTGCTTCCGCCGGTCTCCAGCGTACCCTGCACACCGAAAATGGACACGCCGTCCTTGATATTGCCCGAACCGTAGACATACAGAGCCACTGCGGTTTCGGGGATTACATAGCTTTGCGAGCCCACTACTTTGGGAAGCGTGGTCACGGTGCCGTCGGCGTTGACGGAGATGGTGGGTGTGGCCTGCTGGACTGTGGCGGGGGTGCTGCCGCCGGGGTCATCGGAGTTGAAACGGACAATGTTGTTGGTGCCCAGGTCCTGAATCGCATAATTCGCGTTTTCATAGGGGCGGAGCAGCATGTTGCCCACCACAAAATTCCCGCCGGATTTTTCGCCCAGGACGATGACCGGGCCCGCCTCGGATGTACTGCCAGTTGTAGCGAAAATATTCCCGATAATGAGATTGCCGACTTGCAGGCCGCTGTTGCCCACATCGTCGTCGATTTCAAGGCGATACAGGCAGTTTCCCTCGATAATACTCCCGCCCATTTGATTGCTGCTCCTCCGCAGACGGATTTTGCCGCAATAAGGGTTAGAGCCATAATTGCCTTTGATGATCAGCAGGGGACACTGCCCTTCCGCCGTGTCCAGAAACATGCCGCCGCCCATAGAAACATAGTTGTTTTCAACCAACAAAGTTCCGTTGTTAGTGCCTACGAAAACAAAGCAGGTATGAACGGAACTCCCGCTGCAGTTGACGATCCTGGACATATCCGCTCCGTCCCCTGCGCTCATGACACAGATCGCCTGACCGCACCATCTAAAATCCACATTTGCAACCGAGCCGCCTCTTATGCAGATCTCATACTGCTCCTCCGGCCATGTCGTTACAAAGGCCCCTATATACAAAAGATCGCACAGCAGGCCCCGCACGGTGATGATCTGCTGGCACTCCTCTCCGCCGGCGGCAGCCTCCGTGCGCATCAGGCGCGTACCGATGCCGTTTCCGCGCAGCACACACCATATGGGAATGGTAACTACGCCGCTGAGGTTATAGTCACCATCCAGAAGCACGACCTCTCCGCCGGTAGCTCCTAGAGCGCTGAGTGCCTGGTTGATCTCCACCTGGTCATCCACCCCGTCGCACAGGTAGTCGCAGTCCGCCGCCGTCCAGCCGGCGCGGGACGTGCCCACAGTGAAGCGGCAGGTCCGCTTACCAGAGACCGTCTCGAAGGCCTCGTTGACCGCGTTCACACCACGCTGGGCACGGTTCACCGCCGCCATGAGGTAGTTGTAACCGTGCTGCTCCGACAGGCCTACAGAGGCGCCCTCCGGGGCTATGGTTTGGCCGGCGGTCCAATTTTCCGGCAGGTCCGCCGGAAGCGGGGTTTTAATGGGTTTCTCTGCCATTATGCGCCCTCCTTAATCGTAAAACTGTGCCGCAGCACGGTGGTCTCCTCCAGAACCGGCACCACCACTGTGCTGGAGGATAGGACCTTTCCATCCTTGTTCAGCAGTTCCGCCAGGGTGATCTCCTCCGTTTGGGACCGGCTCACCGGATAGGCCACGCTGCCTACGCTGCCCAGGGTGAAGCGGGTCAGGTCTGTGATGAGGATGCTGCCGTTGATGCGGGCTTCCGCCACATCCTCTGCGACAAAGGCCGCTGTCTGCTCCAGGAGAGCGGGGGAAGCGCTGGCCGTTGTTTCCAATTTCAATACCTCCTGCTCCTCAAATGTGGCGAAAGGCCTTTCCCCCAGCGTCCACGCGCCGAGGTTGTAGTTCCAGGTCATCCGCCCCCGTCCGATGCGCTCTGACAGCAGCAGGGAGCCGCGCAGCCGCATCCGGGGCCGGTAGACGATGTGACAGGGCTTGACGATGCGCAGCAGGGCGGAGACCTCTGTAAAATATGCCTGACGTTCCGCCGGTGCTTCGATATACAGGGTATAGTTGGGATAATCCACCTCTATCTCATAATTGCCGGGGCCGAAGAGCAGGTCCAGCTTCTCCCGCAGGAAAATCAGCGTAAAAGGTGGACGCAGGGAGAGCCGGTTCTGCACCCGCAGACGGCGGAACGCCAGCGTCTCCTCCGGCGCGGGCAGGATGCGGAGGATGGCTTCCCACTGGGCGGCCGTCCCCTCATCCATAGTCTGGACGAAGAGGTTTTTGTGGATCTGGTCCATGGCCTCCGCCATCGCGTCCAACTCCATTTTCTCCGTCTGGCACAGGGCCTGGAAATCCAGAATGCGTCGGAACCAGGGCGGGTAGTACTGGCAGATCTGTGTCTCAGGCACGGACCGACACCTCCCCCAGGACCGGCACCTGCTGGAGCAGGCCATTCTCCGTGAGCTGGAGGTCCGCCGCTGCGCCGTTGATGGTGAGGTCCGTGACATTGACCACCCCCTGCACCGACAGCATCGCCGCCGTCATGCGGGCGGCGTAGACCCAGCAATCGTAGCGGGTCATGCCGGACTCCTCCGGCTGGTCCCACTCCCGGCGGATGGAGAGCAGGTATGCCTCCACCGCCTCCCGCACCGGTTGGGCCAGCTGGGCGGTGGTATACCCCGTACTCACCGCCAGTGCGGCGGAGACGTTTATCCCCACAGCCTCCGGTGTGGTGACCGTCACCTTGGCCCCGATGGGGGCGGTACCGTAGCCCAGGCCCTGATCAGGGGGAGGGTCCACGGTGTCCTGGACCGTCTCCACCAGCTGCTCGGAGGCGGGCATCCAGTCCGCGCCGATGATGCTCAGCTTTACCGTGCCGCCGCCGTCCCAAGTGGGATAGACCTGCAGGCCGCCCACGCCGTCGATGTCCAGGACCACCCGCTTGTAGTCCGCCACATTGCCGCCGAAGGGCTGCTCGTTCAGGGCGGTGATGGCCCGCCTGCGCAGATCATCATCGCTCTCCGCGTCGTCCCCCGCCACCAGAATGTCCGTCAGCTCCGCCGAGGTCAGGCCCTGGATGTAGGTGATGGGGAGGATGGGGCCGGTGTACTGGTTCCCGATGGCGCCGGGGGTCTCACAGGTCATCTGAAAGCGGCCATCGCTGACCTTCTCCGCGGCGATGAAGTTGACGCTGTCCGCGCCGTCAATGGTGGAGAAGCGGGCGCCAATGGGGACGTCCACATTGAATATTCCCAGCCGCACCGCCGGGGAGGCCGGATACCGCTGAACGTTGGCCAGCACGGCCAGATACTCCAGATCCTGACCGACGGCCGTTTGCAGGCAGGCTCCCCGCTGGACCTGATCCAGCTCCAGGTAGAACTCCTCCAGGGAGTAGGCCCCCGCCCCCAGGGCGGTCTGGATCATGGAGCCCTCCCGCTTGTCCAGGGAGCTGGGCACCCGGTCCAGCTGGGCCTGTAAAATATTCCGGTATGTTTTGGATGTGAAGTCAATCATGTTCTCACCGCTGTCATACAAAAATCCCCGCTACCTCATATCGAGATAGCGGGGATTTTCAAATTCTTCTGTTTACTTCTGCGACATTCCTGTGATATACGCCTTGATGAGCGCCTTGATTTCCTCCGGGGTGTAGGACTCCTTCCCCTCAGCCGACTCGATAATATCAATCAAGTCATAGGCCATCGACTTCTTGATCTCGATAGACTCTCTGTCTGTCGGCATACGATTGGCCTCCCTTTCTTTTAGATAGGTTGATTATAGCATATCTTTTCCCCGGTTTCAAGCTTCCTCTTATGCTTCCGACTCCGGGCAATCCCCAAAGCTGGTCTGTCCGGGAATCTGTCTTGCCGGACAGGACGGAACAGGGAGGTTTTGAGAACTTTTCCGCTGTCTCGATATGAGGTTGTCAAGGTGCAAAAATCGTGGTCAATTCAGCGGAATTTCCATTCCGCCCGGCACGTCGCCGAACACGGTCCGCGCTGTGAAGGTGACGGTCAGGCACACGTCCCGGAAGGTATATGTGTAGTCCTTGATGCCCAGAATCCGGCTGTCCGGCAGGAAAGCGTCCTCCAGCCGCCGGCGCAGCTCAGAGGCGGCGTAGCCGTAGTCTGTGCCCAGCAGACTGTCATAGTCCGTGCCGAAATTGGGGGTATAGATCTGCCACTTGAACCGCTCCACATTGACGATGATTTCCACCGCCTGCCGGACAGCCTCGTAGTTGTCTCCCCAGCCCCGGAGCCGGTTGGTCACCGGGTCCGCGATCCAGGTGAGGGAGGGCTGGTCCTGGAAGACGACCCCCTGGGACAGGTCGATATTTGACTGCGGCAGCATGGCTATGCCTCCTTCTCAAATACCCTCGACAGGATGATAAACTGCTGGCCCCGCATGACCCGGAGGAGCAGGACCTTGTCACCGGCCTCCAGGGCGCGGTTGAGGATGATATAGCCGTCCTTCACCGGCAGCGGCTTCCCGTCCTCATAGCAGACAATCTCGTTTTTCAGCAGCCGCTTGTCGGAATCAAAGGCGTCCTGCTGCAGGCCGGCCTCCGTCTCATAGATACCTTCCAGAGCCGATCCGGTTTCTCCGTCCTCGCCGCTGTGAGTGTGGGCCAGGTCCGGCAGGCTGTGGGTGTGCCGGAATCCTGCTGTTGTGTGCAGGTGCTCCAGGACGGGGATTTTCTTCTCAATCACTGCCGCCGTCAGGCGCAGCGCCTCCTGGGGGACATCCGCCATGCCCTCCCGGATTTTAACCGCCAGCGGCTTTGTGCTGGTGACGGTCCCAATGGTCATGTCGGACAGGCCGTAGCCCTCCATGGACTGCTGCATCATCTGGCGTATCACATCAGAGAGATCCATTTCCTATACTCCCAGCTCCTGGACGTCGAAGTCCATTTCATGCAAGTCGTTTTTGAATGTGTGGGTTACCCGCTCCAGCAGCACCAGGCCGTGGAGGCTGATGTCGCCCAGGTGCGCGATGTCCATCATCAGCATCTGCCCCGCCCGCAGGCCCAAAATGCCAAGCGCCTGCACTTTTAACGTGCGGAAGCGCCGGTTATGGTATTTGAGCATGGCGCGGGCCTGGCTCTCCGCCTGGGCGTCGTTCAGGTTCTCATCTATGGTCTGGTAGTGCTGCAAAAGCCCCCAGCGGCCGATATTGGCGCTGTCTGTGACCTGGAACACGTCCGCCCGGCCTGTGGCCTCGTTGGGCCGGGAGAGCTTGATGGAGTTGCAGGTCTGCTGGTCGATGTCGGTCTTATAGCTGTAATCCGTCAGCAGGGAGCCGTCACCCACCACACCCTCCGCTACCATTGCGCCCGCCTCCCGGAGGGACAGCGCTCCTCCGTCATCGAAGAAGGTATACAGCGTTCCGGTAGCCAGCAGTGTCTTCTGGATGGCCGTGGAGATGACGTCCAGGCAGCTCTTCTCCTCCATGATGAGGGTGGGGATTGGGTAACCGGTATCATCCAGGGCCCCCACCTTCAGCTGGAAGTCCTGGGCGATCTCGGTGATGATCTCTCCCGCCGTGCGGCCGGTGAAGCAGTAGCTGGCGCTGGCTTTCAGGTAGCGCAGCTGGTCGTAGCAGGTGACATCGATGACGGCGTGCCGGTCCCGGCTCTTGGTGAACACCCAGCCAAGGAAAATAAGCTGGCCATCCACGGAGAAGCGGACCGGGTCCCCCTCTACGAAGGAGAGCCCGCCGGAGGCGTTCACGGTGAATTTCAGCGTACCGGGGGAGCCGGTGCGGTTGGTGGTGTAGGTGACGCTCTGGACCTGGGGAGCGGCATCCCAGGCGTTCCCGGTACGCTTCTCCAGGATAATCAGCTCGCAGACCATCAGCGCACCGCCTGCATCTGGCCGGCTTTGACCCACCCCTTGGCGCCGCCGCTCTCCGTGGTGATGTGATACGGATAGGGCCGCTGGGGATCGGTTGTGACGATCCGGGAGATCGTCCCGCGAAAGCCGGAGAGGGTGGTGTGGGGCTCGCCGCCATAGCTGGTGCAGAAGCAGTCCCCGTTGACCGTCACGGCCTGTCCTACCGTCATCTGGCCCTTGGGAATGGAGCGGGCGGCCTCCGCCGCGGCAGTCACGGGCTGACCCGCCTGGGATGGCGGCTGGAGCTTGACGGTTTTCGGGGAGTAGTCCCGATACTCGCTCAGAGCGATGTCGTAGTAAAAATCCCCTGTCTCCCCGCCCCGCTCCTCCGATTGGAACCGGGTGACCAGGGCCTCCATGTTGGTGTCGAAGAGGGGGGTGCCGTCCTCCAGACAGCGGTTGGCGACAAACCGGACGATCCACTTCTCATCCATAGCGGCCTGCAGGAAATCGATGTAGAACCGGGGAGGCTGGAAGGCTCCCGCCGTCAGAACCGCACCCATGTCCGCCCGCCCCGGCAGAAGGCCGGACCAGCTGACCGCCTGAAGCTTCGGCGTGCGGGGGATCATGATGGGGCCTATGCCCAGGACGTTGTAATTGCCGTTGTCGGTGTCCTTGGTGGTGGAATAGCTCTCCGGGTTTACCGGCAGGCGGACCACCGTACTCTCGTGGGCGATGTAGAGGCCGTATTTGTTCTCCATGCCCGCCTCCTTACGTATAGGCCAGGTCGGTGTGACTGGCGGATTCCTCCATCAGAATGTCTCGGATGGCATCAGCCAGGGCCCGCTTGTCCATTTCTGTGTCGCCGGTATTCTGTCCGGTAATGTTGATGATGGGGGTCTGGGCGGTGAGGTTGATATTGCTCACGTACTCCCGTGTCGCCATATCCACAAGCATCCTGATGTCCTCCTCCGAGAGGGCCACGCTGTTTCGGATGGCCCTGGTGTCCTCCCCGATACCGGAGAGGGTGCTGCCCAGCCCGAAGGCGGCAGTGAAGGCATCGTAATCAAAGCCCGCGCCGCCGGCCTGGACCATGTAGTCCTGAATGTTGAAATTGTCCAGTGCGGCACCGGCGCTGCGGCCCATCCGGGCGCCCCGGTCCCAGGCGTCGTCATACTGGATTTTCTCCATGCGTTGGATTTTGATCTCATTTTCTCCGAAGGAATCCGCCCAGTCCTGCACACTGGACCGCCAGCCGCCAACGGCATCCGCCAGGTTGCTGCCGAAGACGGCGTCAATGGCGCTGGCGATGCTCTGTAAAATGCTCAGCGACCAGTCGGCCAGATCTGCAAAGAGATGGGCAATTGCTGCGACGGGGTCGTTGAACACATTGGCAAAGAACTCCGCGAAAATGGCGATCCGGTTCCAGGCGTCCGCCACCAGATTGTTTCCGAAGGCGAACAGCTCATACAGGACACCACCAACAACTCCGCCCACGTCCTCCCACGCGGCCCCCATCTGGCGGGCCATATAGATGACCAGGACGATACCGCCCACGATCAGCAGCAGGGGCCAGTTGGCTGCCGCCCAGGCCGCGGCGGATGCGAGGGCCGAAGCGATCATGACTGCGCCGACGGCAATGACGCCGGCGATGAGAACAGTGGAGACCGTGTCCCAGTTCTCCGCGATGAACGCCGTGCCGTTTTCCACCAGCCTGACCAGCCACAGCAGCGCCGCCCCGCCCATGCGGGCGGCGGAGATGAAGCCGTTCAGCGCGTCCTGGCCGATGCCGCTGTTGAGGAACGCGTTCAGCTCCTCCAGAACAGGCCGCAGGGCGTTGAGCCCCTCGTTTTTCACCATCGTCATAGCCTGGGAGAAAGTCATCGGAATGGATGCAAAGGCCGCGTTTGTCTCCTCCGCCGCGGAGAAGACGGCAGCTTTGACCACGTCCGCCGTGATTTTTCCCTCACTGGCCAGCTCCCGCATCTCTCCGACAGATACGCCCAGGTACCGTGCAATGGACTGCGCAATGGTGGGCGCCTGCTCCAGGACGGAGTTCAGCTCCTCGCCCCGCAGTACGCCGGAGGACATGGCCTGGGTCAGCTGGAGCATGGCGGCCTGGGCCCCCTGTGCGGAGGTGCCCGCCAGGGTGAACTGCTTGTTGATCTGCTCCGCGAAGGCCACCACCTCCGCCGTACTGCCGAAGGCGTCCGGGGCCAGGGTGCCCAGCTTCGCCGCCATGTCCGCCGTATCCTGGTAATCGCCGCGGGAGCGTTGTGCGGCGTTGAAGATCATGTTCTGAACTTCCGGTGTGGTCTGCCGCCCGTCGTTCATGCGGTCCAGCCGGGCCGTCGTCTGGGTCCAGGTATCGGAGAGGCCGGTGAGCTTCTGGGCGCCTTGCAGGCCCACGTATGCGGCGGCAAGGCCCATGATCTTGCGGGCCAGACTGTCCGCCGCCGAAGCACCGCTGCGCATGGAGCGGTTGAGCCGCTCCTGGCCGCTGGAGGCGCCGCGGGAGGCGTCCGCCATCCGGCGGGCTGCATTGCCGGTCTCCCCTATGGAATCCGCTGCCCGGCTGCCGGTGCTTGCCATCTCCTCCAGGGTGGAATTGCTCTGGGCTGCGGCGGTCGTGAAATCGTTCTGTGTTTCGGTGACCACGCGCATACTGGCCGCCATTTGTTTCCCAAGATTGACATATGAGGAGAAAACGGCCGCAAAATTACCGTCGATTACCAGCGTTTCCCGTATCGTTGCCACCGGCGCTCACCTCACTTCGGCTTGGGTCTGGAGCTGATCTCTTTCAGCGCAAACTGCGTCATCAGGAATTTTTCCCGGTCCGTCAGGCCGTCCACCTGACTGGGGCGCCACCCGTGGTTGACGAACATGTAGTACGCCAGCAGAGTGTCCGGGTTGCCCCCGTCCATCAGTTTTTTGTTTCGTCCTCCAGGTCGTCGTCAAAGTGCGACAGCTCCATGATGGCGTCCATCAGCCGCTTGTACTCCCCGGCGTAGAGCATCTTTCCGGGGACTTCTACGGGGTCCATCGTGCCGTATGCCTTGCACATGGCCTCGCTGGAAAAATCAGGCTCCACCGTGGCCGCCACGATGAGGCGGTTGGCGTAGGCCTCGCTGTCCAGTTCCCTCTCTCCCCGCCTGCCGCCTCTGACCGGGCGCATGGACTGCCGGCTGATCCGGGCGTTCTCCTCCTGGCTCAGGGCACGAATCTTGAAGGGGACGGGCTTGCCGTCCGCTCCCCGGAAGCGGGTGGAGATCATGACCTCCTGGGTCTCATCCCCCTGAACGGGGTGCAGGAATGCGTTCAGATTGCTCATGATACTGCTCCTCTCAGGACCCCAGCTGGGCGGGCTGGTCGTTGAAGCGGCTGAGGACCTCAAAGTCCTCGTAGGTAAAGGAAAAGTCGAACGTCAGCATGTCGGCGTCCGCGTCCAGGACGGACAGCGGGACGGTGCCCGACAGCTTGCAGTTGTAATAGGCGATGGTCTGCACCCCCGCGGAGGATGCCTTGTCGTCGTTGGTGGTCTGAAGGGTGAAGTAGGGCATCTCACCGGTGCGGATGTACTGGGACAGCATGTCCACGAAGATGGGCGTGCCGTAGTAGCAGGTACCGGTGCCGGTCTGCTTCACGCCGCCGGGTTTGTTCTGGATTCGCTTTGTCCCGATGACCTTCATGTCCGTGCTCTGAATCTCCGCCTGGGTCTGGACCTTCTTTGCGCCGAACAGCTCCTTGACCTGGCCGCTCATGGTGATGAACGCTTTCCCGGCGGCGCCGTGGAGGGTGTCTCTCTCCAGCAGAAAACTCATATCCTGTCACCTCCTCATCTGACCGTGACGGTCATGTAGATCTTCTCCACCGCGTCGGCCAGATACAGCGCCAGGTTGATGACGACGCTGTCGATGGCATCCCCCGGCAGCACCTCCACGTCCTCCCCCACGGGGCGCTGGCGCAGCGCGCCCTTGCCGTACATAGCCAGCAAATAGCTCAGGATCGCCGCCTGGAACAGGGCGCGGCCCGCCTCATTGTTGCTGACCTTTCCCAGGTAATTCTGGGAAAATTCGCGGTAGATGTCGTTGGCCAGGTTGTTGCAACAGCGCATCGTCCGGTTCTTCCTGAAGGCCTCGCCGATGTCCGGTGTGAAGGTGGTCAGGGTGTTGATGTCTGTCTCCACACGCACCTTGCCGAACTCCTCCGACAAAACCACGTTCCCCGCCAGGATGTCCGCCTCCATCTGGCTGCCGGTGAGGCGGGGGGATACGTCCACCGCGCCGGGATAGGACGCATAGGACAGGGACTGGTTATACTGGGCCCCCGCCTCCGCGCCGGCCAGCCACCAGACGGTCTCCTGGGGCGTCAGGGTGCTGCCGTCTTCCAGAACCACGCCCACCTTGTTGTTGATGACAAAACGGCTGTCCGCATGTTCCGCCCCGGTGGTCACCAGCTGGGCGTAGCGACCCTCCTGGGAGGAGATGCGCTGGACAAAGGCGGTAAACGCCTGCCGCACTGCGCTGTCCGTGCCGTCGTAGACCAGCACGTCGAAGCTGCAGGGCTCCAGGGCGGCGAGGAAGTCGGAGTAGGCCTGGGGGGAGACGGTGCCGTCCGCGCCGCCGGTAAGGGTGACGCCCGCCGCAGCCGTCAGGGCGGCGTCCCCGGTGAAGGCGACCCAGGCGTTGGGCGCCAGCTCTCCGCCGGTCCTGGCGGTCTGCTGGTCCACCTGTACACCGTCCACCAGAGTGGTGACGGTAAAGGTGTTTTCCTCGTCCACCTGCTCGGTTACAGTGATGGAAATATCGTTGCCCCGGACGCCGGGGTACAGCGCCGTGGCGGTCACGCCGCCGCTCTCTCCGCTCAGAGAGGCGGATGCCGCCGCCGAACCGGCCGCTGCGGGGCGGTAGAGCAGAATCTTCGTGGGTGGGCTGGTGACGTCCGTGCCTTTCAGTGCCTCCCGGAGAAATCCGGCCTGGGGCGCGGTCATGCCGTAGCCGATATACGGCGTTATGTCCGCGCCGGGGTCGATGGTCATGACCTTCCCCACCGGCCCCCAGGACAGCGGACGGATGCCCGCCAGGGTGCCCCGTGCGCCGGGGGTCAGGGGCCGGCTGCCCTTGCTGGTGAAGTTGATGTAAATGCCGGGACGGACCTTGTTCTGGGCCGTCCAGTTGCCGCCTGCCATCAGGTCGTCCCTCCCTTCAGGTATTTGTCCAGGACTTCTTTTGCCTCCCGGACGGTATAGGTGCTCTTCGTCAGGATGGCCCTGGCGAAGTCCGGCTGGTATCCCGCGAGGGCCCTGCTCTCCAGCAGCGCCCCGGTGGGATAGGTTTTCTCCGTTTTGGTCTTGGGATCGCTCATGGTCAAACCTCCATGTTCAGCTCCTGAATGCTCTGCATCAGGGCCGCGTCCTCCGCCGGGGTGAGCCGCAGGCGGAGCTCGAATTTGTAATGCAGCGTGCTGTCGGTGATCTCCCAGCGGCGGTCATAGGTGCGCAGACGCACCGCCGCGCCGTCCTTCGCCGCCGCATAGGGAAATGTCTCCAGCAGCTGGTCCATCACGTCTGCCGCCGCCTGTAGGCAGCTCTCCTCCCGGACGGTGTAGAACCGGTCCAGATACACCAGGTCCAGCCCCAGCTGCCGAAGGAGCAGGCCTCCGGGCTGTGGGGAGAGCTTCGCGAAGGTCTGGCGGAGAAACAGGGCGGGAGACTTGGTGCCCTGCTGGTTGGGGTCCGCATAGAAGGACGCGCCGGGCAGCGCCGGGGACAGATAGTCCGCCAGGGAGCAGGCCAGGGCGGGCATGGTAAAGATCATTTCAAAAACTCCCTTGCCAGCTTTGGCAGCTCCGCCTCGGCGATCTCCCGGTACTTCTCGATTCCGGCCTCCTTCATGTAGAGGCCAGGGACGTACCTGGTCTTTGTGCCCACTACCAGGCCGACATCACGGGCGGGGTCATAGGACAGCACGCCCTCATCATCCACGTAGAGTCCCGGCACAAAGTGTCTGTCCATCCGATGGCCGTCGTTGACATAGCTGGCATATTCCTTATCGTTTGCCAGTGTTGTGACAAGCCGGCTTCCGCTCTGCACCGGGATTGTCTGGCTGTCGGAGGCCCAGTGCTCCGCCAGCTCTCCCGTGATGGTATGGACACCCCTGATTTCGCCATCCCTGCAGGTGTTGGGCGGCGTTTTCTCCACGGCCTCCTCCACTGCCCGGAGGGTGGCCCCCTCCGCAATGGCCGCCAGCCGCTTCTCGATCATGGGCTGGCGCCTCGCCAGCTCCTCCATGCGCTTTTGCAGCGCGTCACCCAGCGCCATCGCTCTCCTCCTCCGCGTCCAGATACTCCTTTTGCAGCAGTGCCAGCTCCTGATGGGCCAGTCCGGGAATCACCGCGCCGAAGGGCTCGTAGTAGTGGACCGGTTCCCCGGCAAAGGCCCGGATGGCCTGCCGGACTTGTCCCAGGCCCCCGCCCCGCCGGATGATCAGCTCATCTCCGGGCCGTACGTCCACCTCGTTGCCGCAGGCCAGCTTGTCGTCCATACTCTCCGTATAGGCGGCGGTGGACTGCATCCGGGGGCCGTGGGCGCCGCTGCGGTAGATCCGGCAGGGGACGTTCTCCGCCACCTGTATCCGCTCGTGGCGGATCAGTGCGCCGTCTTTTGCCGGCTTTACCCGGCGGATGGTCATGCGGTCGGTGTACCAATCGGCGTAGTTCATAGCACGTAGGTCCCTCCCATGCCTGCCAATCGGGCCCTGGTGGCCAGAATCTGTCCGTACTGGGTGGCGTTCAGATCGCCCCAGTCCGCCGTGGCCCTGGTGAGGGCATCCGTGTCATAGCTGACGGAGCTGTCACCCAGGGTAGCGGACTTCACCACGCCCACCAACGCCCCTGTGGCGGCCGCCTGGGCCGGTGTGGCAGAGCTCTCTGCGAAAGTGCGCAGGTACAGCGTTGCCTGATGGGCCACATACAGTCCAGCGGCATACCGCCAGCCATCCAGCCATTTATCCGGTGTAATAGCTATGTTGGCCTGCCGGATAAACTCCTCCAGTATGGACTCTGGCACCAGGCAGATCATGGCCTCGTTGAAAAACTGGGGGAAATCCGCCTGGAACATCTCCGCCGAATAGGCGCCCCTGCCGCAGCTGATATTGGCGGCCACATCCCGGATGCCGAAGAACTGCGGCTTATTCGGCCACATTTTTTTGCCTTTTCGGCTGCTTGTCGAAGTCCCTGTCTCTGCCGGAGGCGGAGATGATGACCTTGCCGTCCGCCGCCAGGGCCTTCAGATAGGCGGAATCCTCCGCCCAGGTGGGGATGGGGCCTATGTAGTCCCTGGGCATATGGAACTTCTCACCATCGGGTCCGGGCAGGATGATGTTCCTCTTGGATACCACAAACATGTCCGCACCTCCCTATATGCCGTCGTAGTAGGCGATGGTCTGGGGATAGAAAACCTCCACCTCGGACAGATTCGCCATGTAGGCGGTGTCATAGCAGACCTCAGCGGCATTGGGCGTCGTCATCACCCGGCTGAGGGGCACCAGTTCCTCCACACTGAGGAAGCGCTCGTAGTTGACGTACACCGCCATGCGGTCCGCACCGCCGGTCCCTGCCCCCTTGCACCAGCGGGTGGCCCCGATGTAGAGGGAGCCGCCGTTCTTGGCGGAGACGTTGTTTTTCATGATATAGTCCAGGATGGTCTCCGTGGCCAGCTCCGTGACGGGCGTGTTGAGGATATAGGCGTACTGCTCATAGGGCAGCAAGATATGGTTGGGCATGGCAGTCTCGTCGTAGTCCGCCGCCGCCCAGTTGGCGATGATGGCGCTGTTCACATCCGCCAGAATCTGGGCGGGTGTCTTGTCCTTCCACTTGGTGGAGGGCGTGGCCGCGCCGTTACCGGCCACTGTGGTCTCAGCAGCGTCCGGGTTGTTGAGGATGCCGGTGGTGCCGTAGCGGGCGATGCCCATGTAGACGTTCTGGTCCTGGTGCTTGTCATAGGTCAGGCGCACGCCGTCGGTCAGGAGATTGTCCAGGGAACGGCCGGTGTAATTGGCCTTCTGCATGTCCACGAACATGACCCGGAGGGCCACCTGGAAGACGTGGGCCTTATAGATGCCGTTGTCCACGTTGGCGCTGACGATGGGGACGCCGTTGGTCCCGCCGGAGCCCACCGGGCCGTCCCCGCTGCCGCCGGTGATGCCGTAGCCCACGGACTGGGCGGAGATGGCGTCCACCCAGCCGCCGCCGGTGTTGATGTTGATGTCCCTGGGGTAGGTGACGCTGGTGAGGGGTCTGCGAAGCAGCGGGTCCCGCTTCTCCAGCTCGGAGCGCAGGAACGCGCCGCCGGAGGCGATGCCCGCCTCGTCCAGAGTCATAATGCCGGAATTGGTCCGGCCGGGGCGGGCTGTGCCGCCGACCACGCCGGCATCAAAGGTGCCCATATTCTGAAACTTGCTCATCTCATGTCCTCCTTACGCATGCTGCATGGTGAGAATCCGCAGCTCCGCCACTTTGTTCACGTCCGCCGGGCCCGCCCACTGACAGTTCGTCAGCTGAACGGTGTTCTTGTCGTCCGCCTCTGCCTCGAAGCCGCCCACAGCCGCGCCGGGATAGCTCTCGCTGGCCGCGATCCGCAGATAGACCGCGCCGCCCAGCTTGGGGGTCCCCTTCTGACAGAGCACGTTGACCGCGCCCCGCATGAAGACGGGGACGGCCTCCTTCGCCCCGTACTTGCCCACACCCTGGTCCAGGTAGGTGAGGGCGGTCTTGATCTCCTTGGATGCCACGCCCACAAAGGCGGACGCGGTATCCCCCGCACCCATGGGCAGGACGTTTCCGCCTGCATCATACTTCAGCGCAGTACCGAAGACGATCTCCGCCCCGGCAGGCCGGGTGTTGACAATAGAATCAGGCTGCCGGGCGTAGCCGCCGGCATAGCCGTGGGGCATCGCGGCCCCGATGTTCTGAGGATGCAGTCCCATACTCACTTGTCCTCCTTCTGTTTGTGGGGGTTCCTGGCATCATAGGCCGCCTTCTGGTCCGCGCACAGCTTGTCGAAGCTGGCGGGAGCGGCGGCATCCGATGCCTTCTGTGCGCTCTGCTGGGCCGCCTGCATGATGCTGCCCAGCACATCCGGGGCCTTGACGGCTCCCAGCAGTGCATCCGTCACTTTGGCACGGGTGGAGGCGTCCTCGATGGAGGCCACCACCGGGCGCATGCTCCTGAGCATAGCCAGCGCTGCGTCCCTGGCAGGGCCGTTGACATGGCCGTCCAACCCGCCGCCGGCGGGGATGGTGGCGGCGCTGCCGCCGTCCAGGCTGGCAATCATCTGATCCAGCGCCTTTTCGCCCTCCGGCCGGCGGTCCCCGGCCGCCAACATCTCGATCAGCTTGTCCAGCTTGGCCTCCAGGGCGCTGAGAGCGGCGGGAACTGCGTCGTTGGCGGGCGTCTCCTCCTTGGGTTTCTCCTCCCTTGCTGCGGGGTCCGCTTCCTGGGCGGGGGGAGCAGCTGCTCCGCCGGCGGGGTCGGCGTCCAGCGCGGTCATGGTGGTGGAGACCAGATCGTCCATCGCCTGGTCGTCCCCGGCATCTTTTGCAGCCATCCCGAACGCTCGCAGGACGGCCTCTGCAAATTTGCTCATGGTGTTTGTTCCTTTCCCGGCGCTGTGCGCCGCATCGTGTATTGCCACCTCGCGGCCCGCCCTGCCCCTGGGCACGACGGCCACGTGATTGCCCCGTATCTCCTGCTGCCGGTACCCGTCCCCTTCCGGGACGTAGCTGCAATGGTAGCCGCAGGACACCTCCCGCAGCACGCCGTTCTTTACGTCGCTGATGAGGGCCGCATCCTTGATGTGAAGGTCCGCTACCAGGTGCTCCCCCTGCCGGCGCACATTCTGGATATGGCCTTTGGAGTAGGCGGCGCGATTGAACGGCCCCACGTCCTCCGTGGGGTGGCCGCTGGTGACCTCCTTGCCCTCGAAGCTGGCGACAGCAGCAGGGTCGAATACGTCCTCCTGGTGCCGGTAGACCCGCACCATCCGGTCCGGGTTGCCCTCCAGGAGCAGTTCCCCGGCCCGGTAGTCCATCTCCCCTGTGCGGGCGATGGGCACGTCATGACAAATGAGAAAGCCCTCCGGTGTGGTGGTCATATGGGGGGAGATGCGGTCCCCGTAGTAGGCTAACATTCGCTTCACCTCGCAAAAGAAAAGGGACCAGCCCGCAGGATTCCCTGCAAGCTGACCCCGATTGGTCCTTCCTGACGCCCAATTGCGCCGTGGGTACGTTAATTCACTTTCAGTTCCTTCTGGAACACGACCTGGATCTTGATCGTGCCATCCTTCAGCTGCTTGAGCTGGACCCGGTGGCCCTGGGCCAGGGCGGTCTCGATGGCACAGATTACTTTTTCAGTCATAGGCTCACTCCAAATCAATATCCGGTAGGATTTCCCGCAGCGGTTTTCCCTGGATTATCCATCGGTCAAGTAGATCATCCAGCGTATCAAACTCCAGATCAGCATCTGCGGGCTGGTCCTCTGACCAGACATAGAATTTATCCTTCGGATGGCAAATGCTGTATTCTTTCCCGTTATATCCAAAAGAAGGTTCGTTATACGGCATGATCTCCTTGAATTTCTCAATCGTCATTTTCCGTATCCTCCAAAATATCAGCGTTTTCTGCTCGTTCAGCCGCGAGAAGCTCCCGATCTTTCCGCTCCGAAATATGACCATCGGTCCAAGAATACACATGTGCGTGTTCACCGTGTTTACCGTACGGATGCTTTTCCGGCCTCTTGTGGTCTCCGCTATGTACTTGCAGAACCATATGCCCAGCGCTATCATAAAAGGTCCGGTCCACCTGCTGATTGGGGATTCTCGTTTCTACGACCGCATTGGGCTTGTATTGTGACGGGATGGACCGGTGCGTTTTCCAGGTATCCGTCACCACAACTGTCCCATCCTCATGATACCGCACTTTGCTGTATTTTTCAAGCTCTTTTGCTTTTCGGTAATCACTTTCCCACAGCTTGAACTTATCGTCCACTGCATACTTTCCGGTTTCCGGGTCCAGAACGGCATATTTATGTTTCTTGAACGTCTCAAACCGTTTCGGCACCGGATCTCCCAGAGCCGCCCGGTACCGTTCCCACTGGCGGTAGTCCCGCAGGAACCGGGCGCGGGCCTCCTCCTTCTTGCGGTAGGCCTCGATCTGCTTTTGGGTGCGTGGGTCGCGGGTAACGGGATTCTTCTCAAAGCTGGAAAATTCCTTGATTTTTCGCAGCTCCTCCTCGCTGCGTCCCACGGGGGTCCAGCGAAGAAGCTGGTGGAGGCAGTTGGGGTGGATGTTCAGCCAGGAGTTTTCCAGCGTGTCCGGGCCGCTCCTGTCCATCTTCCCGAAGGCCGCCGCCAGAGGCGGAAAGTCCGGGTCCCTGCCGCTTTTGGAGTACACCCGGCCTTCCAGGGGGGCGCAGAGCTTACAGGTGGTGCCGTGCCGGCTGATCTGGTAGAGGTCGTGGTCCGGGTTCTGGGTCAGGACGGCCAGGGCCTCCGCCTGCCGCGAGGTGGTGCGCAGGACCATGCTGCCGTAGGTATGTAAGCTCCAGTGCCGCCCCGCTTTGTCGATGAAGGCCGTCACGCCCTCCCGGCGCAGGGCGGCTACGAAGTCCGGCAGGGCCTTGTACACGCCCCGGCCTGTGGCCTGCATCGCCGCCGACTGCTCCAGGCCCACCCGCCGGAAAACGTCCGGCTCTGTCCGGCCCAGCAGGACCGCCTCCAGCCCCGCTATGACCGTCAGGTCACCCTCGGTGATCTGGCCCATGAGATTCTGCGCCAGCCGCTGCACGATGTCCAGCTGCTCCCCGGTAAGGGCGCGGGCGTTCTGATAGCCCGCCAGGTGCTTCGACCGCGTCTCCGGGGTCTCCAGGGGCTTGCGGGCTTCCGGGTGGTGGACATAGAATTGGGATTCGATCATCCGGGGAACGTAAGTCCAGCAGTCGCTCTCCAGCCTGTGGAGGATGGCCTGGACTCGCTCCAGGGCAGCCACGGCGTGGTAGTCGATCAGGCCACGGCTGCGGAGGCGGCCGATTTCGTTGATGATCGCCGTCTCCGCCTGGAGGAACAGCTCAATGAGCCTTTGCAGCTCCCGTTGGGCGGGACTGGGGGTCAGAGCGGGCATAGGTCAGTCCTCATCGTCAGGCTCACTGTCAATCTCCATCTGCATCCGCAAAAGCTCCTCCGGTGTCGGGGGAGGGATGAGCTTATGGAAGTCCCAGAATTTGGCTTCCGGGTGGGCTGTGCCGTAGTCAATAATCTCCTGCTCAATGTGGCCATATGAAGCAAAATGAATCAGCATATCCACATCTTCCGGCAACACGCGGTCCTTCTGAAGAGCACCTGGACCAATATATGGCTCCAAAAACTTCCTTAATTTTTCTTCCATAGGACATTCCTCCTATTTCAATTTGTAACTTTCAATGACAGTACATCCTCCATACCCGTCAGCTTTCACCAAATATTCACATTTTGCATCACGTATTGTTCGGATTTCTCCGGCCTCCAGCCCTGGAAACTGCGTCCCTAGCACCCCGCACAGCTTCGCGTAGGTCTTTGGCCTGAGCTGAATGCCGGATTTGTTCCTCTGGGGCGACGGCGCGTACTTGCTCTTCCCCATTATACCACCACCGCCGCCGCCGGTAAAGCGTCCGTTTGCGAGGTCGTGGTGGGGATTGTAATCCATGGTCAACTCGTCCCTGGTATCCTGCGTAAAGGGACCTGCATTCTCGCCCTCGTACACCAGCCCGGCAAGAGGGTCCCGCAGACTCGTCACATCCTGGTACGTCTTTCCCCTGTTGGCGGCGATCTCCTCGTCGGTGATGCTGTCAAAGAGGTCCGTCTCACCGGAAAGCTTCTTCAGCTCCCGCTGGGCGGTGTCCGCCCTGAGCAGCCCCGCCTGGAACACGGTGACGATGCTCTCCGCCTTGTCCCTGGCGATCTCCGCCACTTCCCTGGCTGTGGGGGTCCACAGGGGTGGGAAGGAGATGTCCAGATCCTCAGGAACCGTTCCAATGGCGGACATGGCCAGCACGGGGAGCAGCTTTCGCAGCAGCGGCGCCAGCTTGCTCTCCCGCAGGGTGTCCACGTAGTCGTAGTAGTTGCGCAAATCGTTCTCCCCGGTGGCGTTCAGCCCGGCAGGGGAGCGGCCGAACAGCTTGGTCATGGGAATCCTGGAGGCGCCCGACAGGCTCAGGCACATGCTCTCGTGGACGTCGGAGAGACCGGTGAAGGTGTACTGGGTGTTTTTGATCTGGTCGCCCTTGTTCACCAGCTGATAGCCGAAGTTGGAGCGCATGACGCTTTGAGCTTGGATAGTATTCCAGAAGCGGCGCTGGGCTTCGCCGGAGGCCATGGAGAACAGCTGATCCAGATTCTGGACCTCCATTGTGTCGATGTTGGCCCGGAAGGTCAGCGCCGCCATGTTGGCGGTGGTGTTGTCATACTGGACCACCTCCCGGTACAGGGCCTCCACCTCCGACGCGCCCCAGTACAGTTCCGCCAGTTTCTCCAGATAGGGCAGCTCCCGGCCCGTGAAGCGGAGAATGCGGGAGTGGTGGATGCGGGCGGCAAACATGCCCTCCCCGCCGGTGACTGTGTAGTACTCCGGCAGGCCGAAGTCCGGGTCGGAGGGGTCCGTCACCAGGCCCATCTCCGGCGCAATACCGCACCAGCGGTCCAGGATGTACAGCCCCGCGAAGGTCCCCGGCAGGACGGCCTCCAGGTCCAGGGGCCGGTCCAGGGCGCCCTCCTGGCCCCGCAGGAGAATCAGCCCCGCCGCGCCGCCGTACAGGCGGCCCCAGCGCAGGCCCTCGTTGATCTTCTCACGCAGACCGGTGATGCGCTGGGCCCGGTTGAGCTGGTCCATCTGCTGCGGTGTCAGGGAGCCGGTGGGCCGGAACCACTCCTTCGTCATGTCGTCCGGGATAATCCCAATAACCTGCTGGACCACCCAGTTCTCCCGGTAGAGGGAGTTGAGCAGGGCATAGTTGCCCGTCATGCGGGTCAGGGGGTACTCCGTGGCCTCCAGCGGGGATTGGGAGCCATAGCCCAGCCGGAAGAGGGGGTTGGAGAAGGCATCCGCCGTCTGGACAGACGTCTTGACCGCCGGCCGCTCAGCCTGTTTTTTCCGCTTGTGCACGTTATCCCGCCTCTCCATACCGCCATTTTGGCAGAATTGTGTTGACATAGTACCGCAGTGCATCGGGACCGTGGTCCTGCTGCTTCACAGGCCGCTCTATCCCCAGCTGCTGGGCGGCCTTTGTGTCCCATACATAGGACTGGAGCTCCCCGATGAGCCCCCTGCACCGCTCCCGGTGAATCATCAGCCGCCGGCGGGAGAGCAGCTGGGACACCCGGCGGATGCCGTCAATGACATCGTTGTCCCCCTGGATGACGTACATGCCCCGCCGCTGCAGCTCCTGTATGAAGCTGGCCGCCGATGGGTCCGCCACAACGGGGCAGTGGAACTGGACATCCTCACCCATGAAGCGCTCCATATCGTCCGCGTATTCGCCGTCGGTTTTCTGCCGCAGGCCTGTGGTATCTGCATCCCGGCTGTCCCAGCGGTATTCGTTGTCCACCCAGATGGTTTCACCGTCGTCGTAGATGTCCAGAAAGACCGTCGGGTTTGCCGTGCCATAGTCGCAGGCGATGGTGCGGGTCGCGGTATAGGGCAGCCCCTTCGGCCGGCTGCGGTCGTCGTAGCCGTTGACGTTGAGGGCAAACATGTCGTAGATCAGGCCGTCCCCCGCGGTCCACTCCCCGTCGATATACCTGCGCTTGAAAACTCCGGCGTAGAGACTGCGGTACATGGCACGGGTCTCCTCACTGAGGCTGGGGTTGTCGTCCATGGTGAAGTGCAGGTGGGTGGCGTTCTTTGCCTGTGCATTCAGAATCCACTCCTGCCGGAACCAGTGGGTAGGGACATCCGGGTTACAGTTGAACCACAGCTTCGCTCCCGCCACAGAGCATCTGGCCAAGGCCTGCTCCACAAAGGAGCGGGGCATCAGTGCCACCTCGTCCAGCAGCACGCCGGCCAGCGTCACGCCCTGAATGAGCATGTAGCTGCTCTCGTCCCGGCCGCCGAAGATGTAAAAATCATTCCTCCTGGCCCCCCGCTGGACCGTCAGCACGTTTCCGCTCCGATTGTACCGGATGGAGAACTGGTCCTGTAGGTACCGCACAGCCAGCAGGGGGCGGATGATGTTCCGCTCCGCGCTGCGCACTGTCTTCCCGCACAGGCCGAAGCAGCAGCGATCAAAGGCCCCCATGGCCCAGAGGAGGAAGCTGAGGCTCATGATGCTGGTTTTCCCGGACCGGACCGCGCCGTCACAGATCAGGGCCCGCTCCCCCCGGTAGGGCCAGGCCAGCACCTGCATTTGTTTGTTGGATAGCACGGGCCGCCTCCTTCAGGCTCTTTGTGATGGGGTCATCGTCCGTGGTGGCTTGCTGCTTGTCATCGGCAGGTTTGTCCCGCCACTTGTCTGGTCTGCGATTCTTGAGCCAGAATATCTGAGCTGTGGTGTCGCCACTCAACGCCTTATTAAGCAAGGCGCTCTCCACCTCGAAGTCCACAATTTCCTTGCCCTTTTTTAGGGCCTCACAAATATCACGGTATTTGTTTTTCCACTCATAGAGGGTTTTTGCCGTGACCCCAGCGTTATGGGCAATCTGTTCATCGGTCAGGCCGTCCCTGGCCCATCCCTCCAGAAGTGTCAGCCCGTCCTCGGTCAGCCAGTATTCAAACTTACCACGGTCCACCGCCACCACCTCTCAGTCAAAAATC